GTATCTGGGGTGCTGATATTATTGTTAGCAAGATGGTTCCTCGTGGCACCATTTACGCCCTTACGGACCCAGAGTTTGTGGGTGTAATGCCCGTGCGTCAAGATATCGAGGTATTGCCCGCTGATGAGCCACGACAGCTCAAATTGGGTTGGGTTGTTAATGAAATCATCGGTATCGCGGTTGTAAACGGTCGCGGCGTAGCCAAAGGAACAAAGGTTTAAGTTTTTAAATATCAATAGTTACGCTTAATAGGGGGCCGGAGAAATCCGGCCCCCTTGATTTTTGTCTATTAATGTATTATATTTACAGTGTAAACCTAAAGACATGAAGGAGAGTAAGATGGCGACTATGGGAGTATATGCAATTAAAAATAAAGTGAATGGTAAAATATATATAGGTTCCTCAAATGACCTTCATCGACGCAAGCTGGTCCATTTTAGGGAATTAACTAATAATAAACATTGCAATCGTTGGTTACAAAAAAGTTTTATCAAACATGGGATGGATAATTTTGAGTTTGAAATTATTGAAGAGGTTCAAGATGAATTAAAATTGATTGAGCGAGAGCAGTATTGGTTAGATTTTCACAAATCATATCAATCTCGAAATGGTTATAATATTTGTAAAGTAGCTGGAGGAACAGACGGCATTACGTATACAGAAGAGTCCAAACAGAAAATTTCGGAATCCAGATTGGGTTGTCCTGGCACTGGTAAAAATACAAAAGGGGACCCAAATAATTTTAAAGCCAAAACATATTGTTTTAAAGACCAAGATGGAAATAACATCGAAATTAAAAATCTAGAAGAATATTGTAGACAACATAGTCTCGATGAATCTCATATGAGAAAAGTCTTTTATGGTCGAGCTAAAACTCATGCGGGTTATTCTCTACCAGACTATAATCCTCCTCCAGTTAAAGAATACGATTTCAAGGACCCGCAGGGGAATATTCATCACGTAGTTGGGAATCTCAAGAAATGGTGCAGAGAAAACAATCTTCGATACAGTTCTGTTCAGTATCTAGTCTCTGGCAAAGTCTACCAAGTCCAAGGCTGGTCCCGCCCCCTTACCGAGCTGAAGTCAGCTTATTACAAAATCCAACATCCAGACAATAGTATTTCAGAAACCAATAACCTTGCAGAGTTTTGTAGGCAAAATAATTTGGACGGAGGCGCCATGGCTTTAGTTGTTCAAGGCAAACTCAAACAGCATAAAGGATTTAAGGTTTTAGAATCTTATGTTCCGCCTAATAAATCTCGGCGTAAGAATGTTAATTAACATGAGTCGTCGAGGCTTAAGAAATTGGGTATGGTTTAGCCGATATCGAACCGCAGTATTGGCCCCATGTTATATTTGTGGTTGGTTGCTCTCTTTTGATGAAGCCACATTGGATCATGTTGTGCCTAAATCCCTTGGGGGAAAAAACGAATTAAATAATTTAGAAATTTGTTGTGCGAAATGTAATCATAAAAAAGCTGACAGGCTTTTAAAAAATAACGGTTGACATTCCCTCTCTTTTAAATTATATTTCTATTGCACAACATATATATTAATAAAATAAAAATAGCGTGATATCACAATGGAGGGTGACCATAAGGTGAACGACGATTCGTCGCTAAAAAATAACTACTTCCCTGAAATTTCTATTGAAGACTGGAGCGATTGGAAGTGGCAATATCGTAATAGAATCAAGACAGTCTCAGGACTGTCTAAATTTTTACCTGTAGACTCTGAATTGTTTAAACGTAGCAACCATGAGCTTCACATGGCTATTACTCCTTATTACCTTAGTCTTATTGATAAGAAAAATTATCACGATGATCCAATTTACAAACAGGCAGTACCATCATTAGAAGAATTTAATGATGCAGGGTTAATCGATCCTCTTCATGAATCTGAGCAGTCTCCAGTAGACGGCATCGTTCATCGCTATCCAGATCGTTGTTTGTTTATTAGTACATCTTGGTGTGCGATGTACTGTAGATTTTGTACGCGAAAAATTCAATGGGAACACGGCGAGATGCCTAAGTCTCGTCGTCAATTAGAGGCGATGCTGGACTACATTCGTAAGACACCAGCAATTAGAGATGTTATTCTATCTGGTGGAGATCCATTATCTCTTCCAATGGATACCTTGGAATTTATTCTATCTTCTCTTCGGAGCATTTCTCATGTTGAGATTATTCGAATCGGAACGCGTTTTCCAGTAGTATTGCCCCAAAGAATAACAGAAGATTTAACAAACATATTAAAAAAATATAGACCATTATATATCAATACTCATTTTAATCATGTAAATGAAATTACAATAGAATCTTCAGCTGCATGTGATAAATTACTTTGTGTTGGTATCCCCGTAAATAATCAATCTGTACTTTTACGTGGAGTTAATAATACCACTCAGGACATGCTAAACCTTTGTCATGGTTTATTGAAAATTGGAGTTCGGCCCTATTATTTGTTTGCTTGTGATGCTGTCAAAGGGGCTGAGCATTTTAGAACTACAATAGAAACGGGTATAAATATTATTGCTGGTATGCGTGGTTTTACTTCTGGTTTAGCTATTCCTCAATTTGTAGTTGACACAGAGGGGGGTGGAAAGGTTCCAGTAAATCCACATTACGTTGCTCGTAATGAAAATAATGAAATTGTATTGTATAACTATGAAGGTAAAGCTTTTAAATATAAAAATCCAGAAAAAAACAATAATTGACTTTTCTAGTTCTCTGTCTTATATTTCGATAGGAGAATAAAAATGAAAGATATTAACGTGGTGTTGTCGTGGTCAGAATTGTCTGTTGCCGCAGATGTTGGAAAATATAGACACATTCGCTCTCTTCAAAAAAATCTAAAAGATAAACATGGTTTTAACGGCGATGATGGATGGACAATTCATGTTGAAGGTGCGGCAGGAGAGATGGCTTTTGCTAAAGCAATGAATGTCTATTGGAGTATGGCCTGTGACGTGTTTAAAGCCCCCGACATTGGTGGTAACGTACAGATTAGAACTAGGAGTAAGGATGACTATGAACTCATTGTACGACCCGGTGACAGCGATACAGACGCTTTTGTATTGATGACTGGGAAAGCTCCACATTTTTGTATTAAGGGTTGGGTTACTGGGAAAGAAGCAAAGCAAAAAGAATGGAGCAAGGCTTATGCTAATCGCCCTGCCGCCTTTTTTGTTCCTCAGTCAGCCCTACATGATTTATCTACATTAGTAATCCAATCAGAAGTTGGTGACATTTATAATAGTGTTACTGATAAAAATGCTATCGTAAAGGACGACACTCCTCGGTTTAATCTATAATGTATGTAGAAATATCTCCTAGACAAACTGGTAAAACTACTAGACTTATAGCGGCTATTAAGGCTCATTTAGCAGCTCATCCGTCAAATGAAGCTATACTGTATGCCGTTAATTATAATTATATTTATAATTCTATGCCTCTTGTGGATCAAGGCCGCATTAATCGTTTCAGTCGCTGTAGCTATGCCGGTCGCAATAAAATTAAACTATTTGTAGATGAATTCGATTACTTATTATCAATGGAAGATTTTAATGAAATTCGTTGTAGATATAATTTAAATAATTCATATTGGAGCACAACACCAAGGTTTATAAGGAATTCAATTAAGAAAGACGATGATGTTTTATTATCTATCTTATTTCTTAATGGAGGAAAGTGGTTTAGTATGAATAAGGCTAACGTTAGACATGTTTGGAGGAATCGTTTTTATCTTAAAACTATTTCAAAAGAAGTTATGAAAATAGAATATTTTGGTTACTGGTTTCCGCCGGGAATGCTTCCGGTGTTATCTAAAGATGTTTATAGTCCAGCCGGATTTATAGAACATTTTATTCCACCTAAATGGCTTGACTTTTGACTATTAATATTTTATATTATTAATGAAAGAGAAATGAAATGAATATAGTAAATAGTTCACTCCTGTTATCGTTGTCTAGTCTTCCTAGCGCCCGAGGGGTGTTCTAAGTCTATCTCCCTTTAGACTTTTGACAAGCCCCTCGGAAATCGGGGGGCTTTTGGTTTTTTATGCGGATATGGTGGAACTTGGTAGACACAGAAGTCTTAAAAATTTCTGGCCCATGGCCGTCCCAGTTCAAATCTGGGTATCCGCACCAAATGCGGTGGTGATGTAATTGGTAGCCATGTCAGCCTTAGAAGCTGATGGAAGAAATTCCGTATCGGTTCGAGTCCGATTCACCGCACCAAAAAGGGGATACTGGACGAAGATTAAATATGGTAAATTATAATGGGCCGGTGATGCAATTCGGTAGACATCAATCTCTCAAAAAGATTGTTTTAAGGTTTCGAACACCTTCCGGCCTACCAAAATAATGGAGGGTGGGGCCACTTGTCTAGTGGACACCGCCTTGAAAGCGGTTGAGACTTTAGGGTTTTCGGTTGAATTCCGACACCCTCCTCCAAATGGAAGATTGGCCGAGTGATTTAAGGCTCCGGTTTGCTAAACCGGCGAGTCGAAAGGCTCCAAAGGTTTGAATCCTTTATCTTCCGCCAAACGGAGAGTGAATCGGTCGGGGACCGAACACGCTCGGAAAGCGTTGTGTATCCGCAAGGATATAGGAATCGTGCTCTTCGCTCTCCGCCAATTTATGGGAAGTGATCTGAACCGTTGTTCAGCATCGTCTCGAAAACGAATGGGACCTTCGGGTTTAGGGTTGAACTCCTTCGCTTCCCGCCAAACAAAAAAGCCCAGGTATAAATACCTGGGCTTTTATTAATATGTTATTGGATTTTATTTCTTGTTATACAATTTCAAATTTGATCTTTTATTAAATTTACTTATTGATAAATCTGAGCCCTCAATCCATGCAAAAAACTCGGCTCTAGATAATGGTACAGCTTCTCCTGTTGCATAATTTTCTATATATATACCAGCTGGGGTATATGATCCCCGCACATATTCTTTAATAAGATTTTTTTGTGCACTAGTTATGTTTCCATCTAATCTTATGGCCATTCCGCTACCAGGAAAAACATGTATCTCAATGGCATTCTTTCCTTTAACTCCTAAAGCCTCTTTAGTACTACGATGTTTACCATTTAAAGTTGGAACAAAAGAACCATTTTCTAAAACTATTAAATGTTGTCCTTTATATTCTTCTATATTGTTAGCTGGTTCTATTTTTAAAGCTTGAGCTATAAAAAGACGCATAGATAGTCTCCCAATCAGGCTATAATTATTAATAGCTTGACTTGAACCCTAATGAGTATTATATTATTATATGTTACATAAGTTTGAATGTTTATTAGTTAAACTTAAATTATATGATTTTTGGTGGAGCCTACAGAGGCGGTGGTGGCAAACACATGTTATCAAAAATAAGACTCTTATTCCATGTGGATCATATTGTTATTGTTATTTAGATGACTTGATTCCAAACAAATATAAGCTAATTACAAAAAAGAGGTGGAAAGCTTGTCCCTATCTTAGAAATAAAATTAATGCTCCTGATCAAAATTACGGTTATTGTATTTATTTAGATTTGGGAGATTTTGACGACACTCCTTATATTTCTTTATTGTGGGATCAATGTAAAGAATGTGGAATAAACAATGATCTTGACTTTTAAATGTATTTATATTATATTTATATAGAGGGTAATATGAAGAATGCAGCAGAAACTTGGAAAAAGCTATGGAACGTTAATTATAATATTAACTTTAAAGGTTTGAATACGTTTGGTAGAATTGTCTTTTTTCCTGTTTTTATTGCTGGTGCTTTTTGTATTGTTTTAGAATATCCTGTATTTTTATTTCAAGGGCTATGCGAAAATTGGAGAAGATTATGGTAGAAATGAAAGAAATCCCTATTTCCGAGTGGCCCGAAGAAGATCGAGAACAAGTTCTAAATCTTTTACAGTGGTCAGCAAATAGATGTGTTCAAGCGGCCAAAGAGGCTATGGAACAATCAGATATTAAATTTACAGAAGAAGAATTAGAGGAAATGGGTAAAATAGATGTCTAAGATAGGATTATTTAAAACAGCCATATATCCATTGCCCGTTATTATATCTGATAGTAAATCATCTATAGATGGGCTTTGGGCGAAGATTAAAAATACACCAGATTACAAACGTTTAATCCAGCATCCAAATAAATATAAGTTTAATCAATTAGATATGTTGGTTAATAGAACTTTATTCTTTGCTGTGATATTAGCTGATAGTTTAATCTTATTGAGACGGGACTATGTTGAATGGAAGGCGGCTGGTAGTAAGGACCTAGACAAACAACGCCTCATGGAAATAGATTTAAATAAGTTGAATAGCCTTTCTAAGGCTGGGGGATTATTTGGAGTTGGTATGGAAAAGCCAGAAATTTCAGATATAGCTTCAGAAGTTGCTAGTCGAATCTCGTATTGGAAAGACTATAGATATATTCATGAATTACTATCTCAATTTTATAGAGATACTTTTGGAGGAACTATGTCTTAGAATTCTTCGGTTGGTCCTCGCGCACCTCCTTATTAAATTAGTGTAAAAACATCTATCACGCTAATATAATTGGAGGACACAATGGATACGTTCAAAACTGAATTTAAAAAACTTGCACACGAAAAGAAATTAACCCGCTACGACATGGCATTATATTGTTTGTCAAAGGCGATTCTGAAAGATAATAGTTACGAAAGAGCGAGTATCTTTCTTAATAAAAGTTTCACCCCTGTTACTAAATCCATAAAATTAAAAAATGGAGCACGTCCCTGGTTTTCATTGTGGGACGCTCTTCATTCTCTAGATAAGGCCCTCTTAACTATAAGAAAGCAATCAGAATTATTTAATTATAATTTCTCTGGTCCTTGGGCTGAAAACATCAAATTGTTAACTAGTACAATGACAGAAGATGATTTAGTTAAGATATCATCTTTATTAATTCAGTTTAAATCTACTTATGGTGAGATTAGATTCTATGAGAAAGTTGAGGTGGTATCATGAGCCTCAAATCTCTCAGAGAGGTACAGAGACTTATAGAATTGGTCATAGCACATGTCTGGTAAATCTGAAGATGAACAAGATGTCATCAGAGATAATATGGGTTTTCTCTTTCGTGATATGACAGATGAAGAGAATAAGATTGTAGAAGAGCTATCAGCTAATCTGTATAGGCTGGAAGATGTGTTGGGAGGAAGTCATGAGTGATACTCCTTATACTTACATCATAGTCCGTAAAGACATCTCTCCAGAGCAACAGACAGTACAAGCTTGTCATGCTGCATTGGAGGTTGGGTTTAGATTTGAGAAACCAGAAAAAACATCTTTCTTGATTTTATTGGAGGTGGTTAATCAAGCAGAATTGTTAGCCGCTTCTTAGGAACTTGACAAAAGATGCATTGCTAGTTATATTTTCTTTGAGCCGGATAATAATATGGGGTATTCGGCTCTATGTACTAAACCTATTTATGAAAGGAAGGAAAGAAATGTCTTTAACAGATGGAAGCTCTTCACGGGATCTAGTAAATTATGAGATTGTGCTGCGTGGTCCCAATGGAATGTTTCAAGTGGCCGAGCAAGATAGTGCTGTGGTTTTAGTTAATGAAGAAGGTAAGGTTATTGAGAGCAGATTGTATGACGATAGAGACTTTAGAATTATTCAAATGTTCAAAGCTGGTTTACGTCATACTGGGATCGGAAGTTTCTAAATTAAGTTATTTTTAAGGGTCCAGTTAGCTCAATTGGCTAGAGCAGTATTCTCTAAAAACACTGACATCCGTTCGATCCGGATACTGGACACCAAAAGGAAATAAATTATGCCATACATACCAGAATCAGATAGAGACAGATTACGTCCTCATTGTGGACCGGAAAACGTTGGTGAATTGAATTATGTTATTACATCAATTATTGATAATTATATCGGTCCATCTATGAGATATTCAGATATTAATGCAGTAATAGGTGCTCTGGAGTGTGCTAAACTTGAATTATATCGACGTTTAGCGGCTCCAAATGAAGACGAAAAAAAGGAAATAAACGGAGACGTTTATCAAAATAGATAGGAGATATGGAAATGCAGAAAAAGAAAGTTCATCGAATCCTTGCTCCCCGCCCTAAAGTTTATTTGGCGGGACCTATTAAGGATTGTACTGATGCAGAGGCAGGTGATTGGCGTAAAGAAGCTACGGAAAAACTAGCTGAAATTGGATATGACGTATTAGATCCATTCAAGCGAGACTATCGTGGTGTCGAAGATAATCATTGGCAAGAGATTGTCGAGGGTGATAAACACGACATTGAAGCGGCAGATTATATAATTGCTAATTGCCCAAAAGCCAGTGCAGGGACTAGTATGGAAATTTATCTATCTTGGGAAATGGGAAAGGCTCCAATTGTTATTGCTCCTAAACCTGTAAGCCCATGGGTTAGATATCATGCTGCGGACGTGGTTGATAGTTTAGATGAAGCTATTATGATGTTGAAAATTTTTGGGTCTCGAAAAATAGCAAACAAATAACTTGACTTTTTTATAGATCTGAGTTATATTATCAATGCACGCTAATCTTGAGGAGGATATTTAAAAATGAAGAAATTTATTTGCACAATGTTGGCAGCGGCTCTTGTGGGGCTCTCGGCCTTTGCGGCTGCACCTGAACGTAAGTATGAGCTAACTTTTGGGCCTGCTTATACTTGGTCTGAATCAGCTCATATGCAGAGTTTGAATGGTCTTTCGTCCGCAACTAATATTAAGCTTTCGTTTCAAGATGATATGGGTCTTTATGTCGGGTTTTTCTTGCCTATTAGCAAGAATTTAGGATTTTATCCTGGCCTTACGGCAAATTGGGACGGAAAGTTTTGGAGAGATGGTCAGTCTTATAATCAAATTACCTTTAAGACTTATGCTCTTGATCTAGACGCACGATACAATTTTAATTTTAACAGTGGCACTTTTTATTTGATGGGTGGACCTACTATCACTTTCCTTCCCGAAGGGCAGCGACTTTCCGCGAATGTGGGTGTTGGTCTTAACTTTAAGTTGTTTTCATCTGACGCGTTTCGTCTTACCTTTGAGGGTAAGTATCGCGTCAACCCTAGCACTTTTTCCTACACTGATGTTAAGGGTGGGGATTATGAGTCTGCTCGTCCTGAGACTTGGACGGCTTTTACTGGCTTGACTTTTAAGTTCTAAGGTTGTATATTAATATTTATTGTAATAAATAGAAAAGAGGAGAAAATGCTTTCTACTTGGTCTCACATCGAATTTGCCGAACGCCATAACGTGATGTTTAATGATATCGCGGGCGTTGGGAGCATTTGTTTGTAAGGCCAAATTAAAAGGCGTGCAAACAAAGGCTCCCGGGAAACTGGGAGCCTTTTACTTTATGTGTGGTGACGGAACGCGAAGCGGACGAGCGGACTGTCTGTGAAACAGTTGATTAGAGGTTTCGAGGACCTTCCGTCACACCAAATATGCGTCTGTGGTGTAAAGCCTAAGCATGATGGACTCCAAACCCATCGGATTCAGCTGGCAACTGAGCGGACGTGCCAAAATATTCAGGAGAGCGCATATGGGTTGCGACCTGGCTGTTAACCAGATGCGAAAGCACACAGAGTTCGATTCTCTGCTCCTGAGCCAAATATATGCCCTGGTAGCTCAGGTGGTTTAGAGCAATCGCTTGATAAGCGATAGGTCGTAAGTTCAAGTCTTACTCGGGGCACCAAATGCCGCTTTAGCTCAGATGTAGAGCGCTGGCCTGAAGAGCCAGGCGTCGGAGGCTCAAGATCTCCAGGCGGCACCAAAAATTGATGCGGGGTAGACTAGCGGTTCAGTCACTTGGTTCATACCCAAGCCGCACGGTAGCCAATCCGTCAGGTGGGTTCGACTCCCATCCCCGCCACCAAAAATTTATACCTTGGTCACCAAGACGGTAAGGTGTAGTCCTCATAAGACTATTATACGGCAGTTCGAGTCTGCCCCAAGGTACCACTGCCGTTAAAGAGGAAGGACACGACTCACCTGCCTGTCACGCAGGGGAAAGCCAGTGGAAGTCTGGTTGGCGGCGCCACTTATGGGTCTATCATCTAATAGGGCCATCCGTGATACTAGAGGTATTTAGTACATGCAAGGGCGAAAATTAAGATGCTCCCGCAGAAAGGGAGTCATGTGGGTGCAAGTCCCGACGGATCCACCAAGTTTATGGGGTAATCGTTTAGTGCTAGGACGAACGGCTCTCTACCGTTAAACCGGAGTTGAATTCTCCGTTACCCTACCAATGGCGTAATCGAATAATATGGACTAATTCGCCAGGCCTTCACCCTGGATGATACGGGTTCGATCCCCGTTTACGCTACCAATTGACAATTCCTATTAATGGAATTATATTTATTTCTTAAAAGATTTATGCGCCCTTGGCCTAGTGGCGAAGGCATCTGGTCTACACCCAGAATATCGGGAGTTCGAGTCTCTCAGGGCGCACCAATTTTGGGCCGTGGAGTGTGACGCGAGCACGTTTCCCTTGCACGGAAATAGAGGGGTTGAACTCCCACACGGTCCACCAAAATCCTTAATCATCTGATAATTGCGGGGCTTCGGCCCCGCTTTTATTATATTTAAAGTCTATTAATTATAGATCATCTTTCTGATGGTAGTTCTCATCTCCCCGAACATAGGAGTTTAAGTGTCTAGATTTCTAAATCGTGTGGCTTGGCCACCCCCACCCCTATCTATTGAACATGGCGGAACCGGCGCCTCCACTCAACCTGGCGCCGCTAATAATATCTTACCCCCACAGGCTGGCCATAACGGTGACATACTTTTTACGGATGGTTCTAATGTATCCTGGATTTCCCCTGGTTCTGGAGGAATAGTTACCTCTGTTATAAACTCGGATAGTTCGTTAACTATTTACCCCACCATTGGAGACGTTACAGCTAGTATTAATTTAGCCCACTCCAATGTTTGGTCCGCCTCTCAATCTATTGTTCTTGCAGATAGTTCTGCAGCTACTGATTTTTTAATTAATCCTGCAATTAAAACAAGTGGTAGTTTATTTAAATTACAGGTTAATGATGTAAATAAATTTGTTGTTGATTATGAAGGTAAAATCACATCTGCAACATGGAATGGAACTACCATTGAGACCCTTTATGGTGGTACGGGACTTACATCATATTCCAAGGGAGATTTAATATATGCCTCTGCGATCAACACGCTATCTCAATTAACTAGTGCGGGCCATTTAGAGGGGCAGGTGTTAAAATTAATAAATTCTGGTGGATCTTTACTCCCAGAATGGTCAACACATAAAGCTTCTGTGGGCGTGGTGTCTACTCCTTCTCCTAAGTACACTGAGAATTCTGATGGTACCATTACAGTAGATTGCTCCGCAGCGCCTGTGTCAGTAGCATTAAGATCCACATCAGACTTCTCAACCCCGATTGTGAGTTACTCTTTAACTGGAAGCTATGGCCCATTCACAATTGTTCCCACGGCGAGGAACTATATATACATCGCCTATAATGGTGGGTCTCCGGCTATTTTACATACTACAGATGTTAGTCTCATTAATGAATCTGACTCAACACCCTATATCACAGTGGGTAGAATTGATAAATCAGGCACGGCAAATATAACCGATGGAGGCGCTGGCACTATTTTAGTGACAGTTACTCCAGCCTTAACCCAGCATGGTTTAGTATCCACTTGGGATGAGGTAACGATAGCAGGAGCTGTAGATCTCACATACAATGGAACTTTCACAGTTACCAGGATAGACGCCTATTCTTTTAAGATAACACCACCTTCAGGGTATACTGCTGATGATACTTGCACCTGGTCCAGCATCGAACTTGACGTATTGGATTGGGACGAGCCTGGCAGTGGTCTTCAAAATAAATTACATCGTAGGTTTGTAAAAACACAACGATTTGCTAGGGAATCTGGACTTGAATTATCTGAAGACACCGGTAGAGTCGTCGTAGTTCCTACAGGTGTTGCTTGGTATGGTGGCAAAGCCATTACGATGGCCGCTACGAGATCTGACACAACTACCTCCCGAACTTACCAGTGGCATCACGTTGGGGGTGTCTGGACAAAAACAATTACCACACAATACAACAACAGTCAATTTGATGACGGCACGGACACACAGTCGCTAAGTCCAGGAAGATTTGTAGCTAACTGGATTTACCGGGATGTCAGCGATACGGATAGATGTCTGCACATCATTTTAGGTCACGGCACAGGCACCGGACACACCGTACTAGAAACAATAGGTGAGGTAGCCCCCACTTCAGCGGAACTTCCACCTGAGATGAGTGTCACCGCGATGCTGCTTGGAAGGATAATCGCTCGCCAAGGATCAGAGACGGCTGAACAGATAGATAGCGTTTTTGATCTGATAGCCTATCCCTCTGAGCACATTGTCAAAACCGCTCTTGACACCGTTACAGGCTATGGTGTCGTGTCTGGAATGAGCCTTGCCTCCGATAATGAATCTTGGACTGATTTGGAGATAGACGCAGCGGACAACACCAAAATCAAATCCACAGGAAGTACACCCAGAGCGTTCGCCGCAGGAGATATAGGGAAAATCATTACTGTCACCGCAGGAGTAGGCTTTACCACAGGAGCTTACACCATCACTGCTGGACCAGATCTCAATGGGTTTATGACTCTATCGGGAGCGGTGGGAATAGTTGGTTCGGTGAATGGCTCAGCCACTATTGCAGCTTTCAAAATCAACTCTGGAGCATATTACACCCCGTCTACTGGAGAAAGATATTACACCACAGAGACCAAAATTGCTCTTCCCAATATCTTAACCCACCTCGTTACCTATGTAGCCCTGGATGTCGATGAGACCGTTATACAACATACGAGTCCTTTCACAGATGCTGAGCGCAGATCCCAATTGTTCTTGGGGGTTGTGGTTCACAGTAATCATATCTCTGTTAATGCGGTCAACAACCTTCCAGATGTTGGCCTCGCCGCACTTTCGCAATATAACGACTTGTTGGACGCGCTCAAAGGTTTCAATGACAGTGGGAACGATTTTGAGGCTAATGGTGCCAATTTACAAATCAATAAAACAGCCGGTACTCTTTTTAAGCGTGGTGTCAACTTCGCTAATGATACTACCACCCCTCATGTTATTACTACTGGAGCACTAACTGCCCCAGCTAATCTTCGTTTCCGAACTCAAACTGGTGTAGAGACAGCAGATTTAAACTACATAGACAGCGGTTTCTATGATCTCGCTGGTGTGAGGACTGCGGTGTCTCCCGCAGGGCGTTTCCAGATAATGCGGATTGCTCTATTCCCCTCTAACTTAGTGCGCATCCAATATGGTCAGCAACTTTATGTGAAGATGTCGGATGCTTTCGCAGGTCTTGCAACTGAGCCCTTTGTAGTGGAACAGAACATTAATGAGAATGGTCTCTTCAGAGCAATTCTAGTTGTACAAGGGAATGCGACAGCTCTAAATGATTCTACACAAGCCCAGTTTATTATGCTCAATCGTTTTGGGGACGTTCCTCAAGCTGCGGGAGTAACTGGTGGTGTAGATCTTCAGAGAGCCTATGAAAATTCCTTACCCAATCCTGAGATTCTCACAAATCTCATTAACGGCGCTCTTAATATTCGCAGAGGAACAGCAGCGGATACCGACTCCGTGTGGACCGTGCAGAACAACGCAGGAGATAGTGTAGCGATATTCGATGCTAACGGTCTTCTCACTTTAGGTGCTGATTTAGCCACCAATGTTCCAGGCTCAATAAAGATGTGGGGGGCAGGAGCTAATTCTTGGTTTACCTCATTTATTACTGGAACCCAAACGGCTAATGTTACATATACTTTACCCACAGCAATGCCAACACTAACGGGACAAGCTCTTGTATCTACGGACGCTGGAGTGATGAGTTGGGCCACTGTTACAACTCCACCAGCAGGACTAGATACCTACATACAATATAATAATAGTGGAGTTTTTGGCGCTGAAGCAGAATTTACTTATAATTATTCTACTAATCTTCTCGCTGTTGGTGAAACTTCTATTTCTTCTAATGTCATTACTATGTTGACATCGGATCCTAAAATTTTCTTACGACATGGTCAAGGCAATCTTAGTGTTTATTTTAGTGGCTTAGGCTTAAATGATCTTACCGCAAACGGCCCATATATAGGAGCCGAAGGAAGATTAAACACTTATGATTTTATTATAGCTATTGACAGTGTCTCTGGTCCAGTGGACACTTTCCAGTGGACAAGTCCCACCAATATTCAGACTTTTGGTGTGGCAATTACTGGTGCCGCCCAGTACTTAACTGATGGAGTGTCAATTACTTTTGCTTCAACAACTGGACATACACTTGGAGAATATTGGACGATTATTGTAGATAATACTGATCTTTTTCAATTAGTAAATGCCGCTGGAACTGTAGCTTTTAATGTGCAAAATGATGGCCGGATTGGTTCTAGTTTACTAAATGCCAGCGGCTTGCCTAGAATTCCTATTTTAGCTGAGCAAGGATTTGGTTTTACTTGTGCGGGAATGATTCCTGGTGGTGGTTTCCCTGAATATTTTTTATTCGCTACTGTTGGTGATGGCCTAGACACAACGCCAGTTTTTAGACTTATGGCCCCGACGAGTTTATCTGATGGCACGCTTATAGACTCTACTTGGTGGACACCAACGGGCGTTCATTTTGCTAATGATATATATTATTCACCTGCTGGTCCGTGGGGCGTAGGAGGAAACACTCCTAAACCCTATGCTACGCAATTTTGGGTGACTTCGCAGGGGTATTTAACTGGCGCAGGTGGATCAGATACATATGTACAATATAATGCTTCAGGGGTATTAACTGGTGATTCTGGCCTCACTTACCAAGCAGGTACCAGTGATTTGTATGTGGCCGGATCAATCAGCATAGCAACTTCTGCTGTAATGACACCCAATGTGGCCGATGGAGCTTTGGCAGTAGCTTATTTGTTTGATTCTCTTACTGAATTAACTAATGCCGCAGGGGCAAAGAACCTTGTCGTAGCTAATGGCACGGTAGAAAAATTTAGTGTCAATCCTCGTCAAACGGTATTAAATACTGAATTAGTTATCCATCCTCCTACCTCCACAACAGAGATCTTTGCGGCTCCCTTTTATAATATAGACTCACGAGATTCTAGCGATGTGTCGCGTTTCAAAGTAGATTCCGATGGCAACGTTACCATGTCCTATGACATAGCCATAGGACCAACCACGTTACTATTAGATGCCCCGCCAGCTAATGGTTTAATTGTCGACACAGATGCTTGGTCTCCAATTATAGAATTTGAATCCAAATTAGGCGATCAAAGTGCTGTTATGGAATTTGAATCTAAAGTAGGAATGCAAAGTTCGGTAACTGAATTAGAAACTGCATCCACTAGAACAGTTGTTGTTGGAAGAGATCGAGTTAGATACAATTATGATTATTCAAATAAGATATACACTACTGATAGCACCGATGCTAAAATATATGCTACTAATGGAACTATAGCAAAAGTGCAAAGTCAATCTGCACCTAGTAATTCATTACATTTTCTTATAGATAACACGTATGACACACTGATAGATGGAACGGGTTATTGGTGGGCAGGTGGGTATCGGGATATTGGTGGTGGACTTGGCAATCCAGGCTTTGTTGTTGACACAACAGCTATAACTTGGTGGGCCGGCACAATCTATAATTATATGGATTCTAGTGGTGTTTGGACAACCAACGATGCTGAAACCACATACGCTTGGTTAGATCCAGCGCAGGGACTAAATCTTTATTCAGATACAATGACTCTTTTAATGGGAGCCACAACTCCATATTTGAAGTTTAATCCTGGAGTAGCCTCTTCTGGTACATCTATTGCTTACTTATTTGACACAGTAAATAATCTTAATACACCAGGTGATAGACTAGTATCAATACAAAATCAAACGGTAGAAAAATTTAGTATATCAGATACAGATGTGACTAGTTTAGTACTTTTCACAGCACCAGATGTATTTGTTGGTGACCTTAATCGCTCAGATGTCACTTATTTTTCAGATCTCAAGATGGCCACTGGTGTGCCCTTCAGCGAACGCCAGAAGTTTAAAATAGCTGTCACTTATAGTGGTGGAAATGTTACAGCCACTATTTCTTTTGTGGGTGCTTATACAGATTTCAGTTACTATATCAGCGGTAAGAAGTTTACAGTTACTAGCACTGAATTAGCTGCTTATACAGCCACGACGGCTTCGGCAGAAGGTGTGTGGTTCTTTTATATCAATAATACAACGGTAGATGTCGCCGCCCCCGTTATGATTCTCTCTCTCACTCCATGGGTGATTTATGATCCAGATGTTCTGTTGTGGGATTTCTATTTCAACGCATCTGATAATAGTATTACTTGGGTGGGTGAAGAGCGCCATACGGCAGGCCGAGACATTTTCAATCACGCCAGAAATCATGCTCAAGGTGCACAGTATAAAAATGGATTATTGATTAACCACTATAATAATCTGACCACACTTTCTGCAAACACAGATGATAACTTCGGTAGAGCATTAGTGGGAGTATCGAATGGTAGTTTCTATGATGAAGATATTTTCGATTCCATCGCTCATGCGGACACTGCATATACATCTACAGTAGCTGCCCCGGCCACCAACTGGAATCTCATCGTATCTCAATTCTTAGGTTTTACAGATACAAACAGTTCAGTGGTAGCCGGAACCCTTACCTTTCCCGCTTCTCATACTTTAGTCACAGGACAACCGCTTACAGTGTTTCAGGGTAACACTACCACTGTTCGTGGAACGTTTACTGTAACTCTTGGAGGTACTGGTGCCTCATTCTCCGTAACTACAGTTACTGGATCTAACGCTTTTGCTAATAATGATGTGGTAGTTGTGGGTAGTCGCATTCCCATCTACTATATTTCCTCAGTGGCGGGATCCACATACACTTGGAGGAAGTTAGCCACCACGGAGTTCTTAGGTGTCTCGGGTGGTGCGGCTTACACTACAGCAAACATAGCTTCCGGCGCAGCACAATATAATGACCCCTCTGTTGGTGGATGGCTCGGAATAACTGCCAATAGGTACTATCCAGTCTATCTCGCGGCGACCAATAGCACTTCTGAACCAGTCATTGCCATTATGGGCCAGTCATCCTCCACAAGCTCTATTCTAACTACTGTGTTGACAGAGAACGCATGGAATTATTCGAGTTTAGTGGGCTTGGCTGGTCTTAGTATTCAAGAGGTCGTGCCTTTTTACAGATTGACCTTTTACTATAACACCACCGGACTTTTTTCAAACACTCGCATTAAATTAGTGGACGCTATGTTCATCAATATCCGCGTTTCCACTGTTAGCGGTTCAATAGTCGCTCCTGCCTCGATCTCTAACCACGCATTACTTACCAACTTAGAATACCCCACATCGGAACACACCTACTTCTTGGGGCAAGATGCGACGTGGACGGCGCCCGTTGTGGGACAGATTCCATACGCCTATGATGTGACCGCTCCCACTAAGCCTTTATTCTTAGGTAGTTCTGATTTCATGTGGGCCACAGAGTTGTCGATTACTAAGAACAATATCACCACTACATCCACTGACGCCCTCCGATTGAAGAACACTACAGTATCTTTAGTAGGAACTCAAGTACAGCAATCTCCCAATTTAATGTTTGAAAATCATGTTTGGGATTTGGATGGGGCAGTAGATGATAAGTGGGAGTGGTTTGTCTACACTAAGGGAACCGCAACTAATATCACAACTAATACAATGTACTTCGATGTTAGTAAGAATGATGCAGCAGCTACCACTCCCGCATCTCTCACCTCTGATGGTGCTCTCTATATTAGTAAAGTCATCGGCCCAGTATTTGAGAAAACCTTTGGATTTGATGGCGTTCTAGTCACATTCACAGGGGCCCGCAGATGGTATCCGTCAACGGCAATTACAGTAATATCATGCACTGCCTCTGTCAACACAGCTCCTACTGGTGCCACTGTTTTAGTGGATGTTGATAAAAATATCAATGATGGAGGCGCCACTATATTTACCACTCAAGCTAATAGACCAGAGATAGCGATAAGTGGATACGTATCCGCAGCAGAAGTACCAGATATAACATCATTCTTATCTTCAGATTATATGACAGTGGACGTGGATCAGATAGGCTCTACAATAGCAGGATCTGATATCACCGTCACTATTAGATACACTTATGCGTAAGGAGTAATTGATGTCAGAAATAATAATAGGCACATCATATTTGGAACCCACTCAATGGTGTGTTGATGTTTTTATAGATGGGGCGAAGACTCAGCTCACTTGGAGTTTAATGCCCAGAGAATGCCCAACACAGGAAGAGATAAATATAGCAGTTGCTCATCTTTTAGAAATATTAAATACCCCAATTATTATACCTGAGGATGTGACATAAATGGCAGCAAGAACTAGTGCAAACAATGGTAAATGGAGTGACCCAGCATCTTGGAATGGTGGCGCAACTATCCCAGCAAACGGCGACACGACTACCATCACACATGCTATAGAATTCAATGTTGACCAAAATGCCATGGCAACGGGAGTTACGATAACAATTAACTCTCCCGGCGCTCTAACTGCGTCTGAAATATATGGGACCTACGCCTCTTGTAACGATGGTACAGATACTATTACTGTGAACGAAACTCATTTGTTTCAAACAGACCAAAGAGTTGTTTACAGAAAGAATACTTCAGCTGCAGTCATTACAAATTTAGTAGATGGAACGACATATTATATAAGGACTCCTTCTGGAGCTACATTCCAGTTAGCTGCGTCTGCTGGAGGAGCAGCTATAGATATCACAGGCACTGCTGGCGACCATACCTTTGAGCCTATCTATAATTTTAAGTGTGGTGCAGCGCACATTACCGTAGCTTCTGGAGGAACTTTCTCGGCTGGCAGTTCTGGTACGCCTTATGATAGTCATTGCCAATTTGTTGTTAATCTTAATGGTGCCCGATATTTTACGGGTGCCGGATCTTTGAATCTCTATGCTACCCATCCAACTACTCTTAGTACCACCCTTACCACAGCAGCTTTAACCACAGATACACATCTCCACGTAAACACTATCGATTTGGATAAATGGATACCTGGAACATTAATTGTAGCAGGCTCGAAAAACTCTCCAACTCAAGCAACATTGGGTAGCGGTTCCACAACCACTCAACTAGAATTATCTGGAGCGATAGGAGTAGCTAAACCTATAGGTAGTATAGTGGTAATAGCGACCAGAAACGTACGAATTACGGGATCGACGGGATATGCGGTTACGAATTTTACAGGACTAATTAACTTCAGTGCTGAAGTGTCTGGATGCACCAATTTTATGAATACAGCTACAAACGCTGTGATTTCTGGAGGAGCTGTCGTAGGGGTAGCCCAGATTGGAAACTCATGCTATGGCGTTCAGGTAACTGGTGGGGCAATATGTGCTACACAATACTGTTTCATATATTGCTATGGGGCTACAATAACTGGTGGCATCATATTTTCCAGTCCTTACGTGTTTTTTGCGGGCACTGCGGTGAGGCTACTTGGTGGTACTTATTTCGGTAATAACATTACCACAATTAACTCTGCTGATGTATGTGCTCAAAACATTACTATTGATAATAGTACCTACAGTTTTGCTAACTCCACAGGGGTACTGGATTCTGTGGTTTTTGCTAACACTTCTAATTATAATTTATTTAAGTGTCCTTTTTTCACTATGCAGAACACTTTTATGGATGCAGCAAATGAGGTTACCGGCTACTCTGAGACAAACAGTGGTTCCGTTCCTATAAATAATTATGCATCGAGCAGAGATCACGATCAAGTTGCTGGAGCGTACAAAGCCTGGAGTCGTGGAGGGATTATTGTTAAACAGGCAGTAACATACCCGACAGGATACTCGTTTGCATATCAGTTAACTTGTGAAACAGCATCATACTGGGGATACTATCAAGAAAAAGCCACTGTGGCACCGGGACAAACATTGAAATATCTGGTTTATAGATATCAGACTGCCGACACCTCCAGCAAGACTGAGATAGTGGCTCTAGGTAATGATCCTCTAATAGGTTCAGGTACGGCTTTAGCTACTACTACATTCACGACGGGGACAGCCGCTTGGGAAGCCAAACAAATAGAGTGGAAAAACACAGATACGATACCTAGAGAAGTAATGCTTAGGGTATCTGGTAAACATGCTTCTGGCGTATTAACATTTTTGCCCGTGCTAATCCAGGGCAGAGAAAGCTGGGGCTAATTTGAACAGAGAGCAATTAGAGTCTCTCCATAAATATCGCTTAGATATCCCAGAAGGGCAATCAGGTAGTTGGATTATTGAACGATATTCTTATATCGATACAGATGTGCTGGATCCTAAGAGAAATTATCCTTATGATCCTACTTATGTTCCCTTTGTGGATGTTACTTATACTCGTTTAAGAGTGCACCCACCCTTACAATTGTCCCCTCCTGAACAACTTATTAAGCCTTTTCCATCTAAATGTAAACAACAGTCTCAATTTGTAGCCGAACACTCACACGCACATTCTATAACAATACATCCAGTATCTGTAGTCATGTCGGACGAACCTTATGAAGTAGCCGCTGCATTACCCTTTGTAGATAAAGCATATGGTAGTGTACTTATGTTGGGATTAGGATTAGGTGTTGTATTAAATATGTTAGAAAATAAAACTGAAGTGATTAAAATTACAGTGGTTGAAAATAGTCCTGATGTTATTAAACTTGTGGGTGGGTATTGGAAGAGTCGTTTAGGGAATAAATTACAGATTATAGAATATGACGCATGCACTTGGGAACCTACTGAAAAATTTGATTGTATTTTTCATGATATGATTTCTTCATCGGATTGGGATGCTTTATCTGCACGTTACCCAGCTAGTGTTAATGAATCTTTTTGGGCTGATGGTTGGAATAGAGTTTTTAAAAACACTGAAGGAAAATATGTTTTAAAAAATATATAAATCTATTAATGATAATGGTTTGTATTATGGTGGGTCTATACCAATAGATAATTTAATTATTGGACCATGTGATGCTACCGTGGGGGCTATTGGTATTTGGCAAACTGATGATGCTAATAATAATCCAAATCCAAATACAGATGAAATAATTACATTTATGAAAGAGGTGGGCGCTCGTCGCGGATATACCCCCATTATTCCACCTTTCACACTTTAAGGAATGGAGGATAAAATGATTTGGTCTTTAGCTAGTTTTATATTAGGTGTTTTAGTAACTATTATAGCTTTATCTATAATTGCACCAGGCACTTCCGCTCATTTTTTAGTTCGGGTGGGTGAGAGGAAAGCACAACTTTGGAGATGGATTAAAGCTAAGGTTTCTGGGTTGTTTCATAAGTAACTTGACTTTTTTAAATTATTGTGTTATATTTACAGTGAATGAGAGATTGTGACAGAAACGGTTACTTCCCTTTGAATGGATCTAATGTACCGTTTCGAATGCTTCTTCTCTTGTTCCACAATTAAAATGCTCCGGCGATTGTGCTAGAGTTCGGTTACTTCTCCTATTAAGAGAGCGGTCGTGGGTTCGAGTCCCACGGGGTCCATCAAAAACAACACGGGCCCCTAGCTCAGTTGGTAGAGCGCTAAAAAATACCGTACTCGACTGTTTCTTCGCTGGGCTTAAAAATTAAGCTCGGCTCCGATTGTGCTTGAAAACGGTTACTTCTATCATAAGGAATAAACACCGTTTTCGTTAGTTTCTTCGGGGCCTATTTTAATCTAAGGAGAGAAAGATGAAAACTAATAAGAAAACTCATACTGTTGTTCATACCGCTGAAGGCGCCGTTGCAGCTAATATTAACGCCAAGCAACAGCTCCGTAGGTCCGTTATGAGCTGCCTCCTTTGGGAGGATTCCTTCTATGAGGAAGGTGTGTCCATTGCTAAGCGTATTACCGATTTAGTTAAAAAGGTTGATCCTGAAGATGTAGCTTCGCTCGCTATTGAAGCTCGTGAGGATTTCAAGCTTCGCCATGTTCCATTGCTCTTAGTTCGTGAGCTTGCTCGTGTGCATAAGGGAGATTCGCTTGTTTCTGATACTTTGGCACGAGTAATTCAGCGTCCAGATGAAATGGGTGAATTTGTAAGCCTTTATTGGAAAGAGGGAAGACAGCCTTTGTCTATGCAGGTTAGAAAGGGTATTGCTAAGGCCATGGGTAAGTTTAATGAATACTCCTTAGCTAAATATAATTCTTCTAAATCTAATATTAAGCTTCGTGATATTCTCCGTTTGGTTCATCCTTCTCCAGTTGGTGATGAACAGACTCGTTTATGGAAGCGTATTTTAACCGATGAATTGGCTACTCCCGATACTTGGGAAGTTGCTTTGTCTGCTGGTAAGGATAAAAAGGAAACTTGGACTCGCCTTATTGATGAAAATAAGCTTGGTGGATTAGCTTTTTTACGTAATCTTCGTAACATGGAAACAGCTAAAGTAGATAAGGATATTGTACGTAGGGGCTTTGACCAAATTAATGTTTCTAGGGTTCTGCCTTTCCGTTTCCTTTCGGCTGCAAATGCTGCTCCTAAGTTTGAAGTTGAACTTGAGAAAGTAATGCTTAAGAGTTTTGAGGGTCGTGAAAAACTTCCTGGCAAGACATTGTTTATTGTAGACGTGTCTGGAAGTATGGGCGGTTCGTTATCTCATAAGAGTGAAATGAATCGTCATGATGCAGCGGCAGCTCTTGCCATCGTTGCTCGTGAGATGTGTGAAGACCCAGTTATTTATGCTACAGCAGGAAACGATATGACTCGCATTCACAAAACTTCTATCGTTCCAGCTCGTCATGGGTTTGCCCTTAAGGATGCTATTCGTACTCAAGCTAACCAACTTGGTGGTGGAGGCATCTTTCTTAAGCAAGTTATGGACTATGTAAAGAACGCAGAGGGTGAGGCCGATAGAATTATCGTCATCACTGACGAGCAGGATTGCGACATCAAGCATAAGCCATCTACGGCTCAGCCATTCGGTAGGTATAATTATATGCTTAACGTTTCAGTAGAGAAGAACGGTATCGGCTACGGGCAGTGGACTCACATCGACGGTTTCTCTGAGGCTGTATTAGATTTCATTCTTCTTAGTGAGAAGGAAAACGAGCAGGAGATATGTCAGACTAACTAAGACTGTCACTTGCTCGGTATTTAAGGCCCCGGGTAAGTTTTCCCGGGGCTTTTTTACTTGCGGGAGTCGTCCAGCGGCCAGGACAGCGGTCTTATAAGCCGCCTCGCTCCAGATTAGAGCAAAACGGGGGTTCGAGTCCCTCCTCCCGCACCAAATACGGCCCTCCGATTCTATATCAATACTCAACCATAGAATCGGAGGGCCATTATGTCTACTAAGAAACCAGGTCCAGGCACTTTCCCAATGTGGGAAAACAGGATTGTCATTAAGAGGAAGATTTTTTGTTGGACATGGAATGTCTCAATTCCAGGCGCAACTGATACAGTTTTCTCTCAATTCGCTCTAGCTATGAAGGCTCTTGAGGACCATGGATATAAAGTATATGATATAGACACTTTTCCGTATCGCAAGGATGAAATTGGTCAAGTTACTGTGGTCGGAACGTTTAAAGTGAAGCGTCATTTTCTTTGGAGAGGCGAAATCCTAGCGACATATGTTGGGGAGGGCTGAATTTAATTTGACTTGACTTTCTTCTATTAATATATTATATTATTTGAGAGAGGACGATGAATATGTTTACCCAAGGAACCCCTAAACCACAGACAAGAACATACCAACGCTATTGCGGTAGGTATGTGCAAAATTTGGGGGCTTTGTCCTAAGTATCTGTATCGCGGTTCAAAGACAAGCCCCCGAGAAATCGGGGGCTTTTTATTTAAAGAAAAACGGGTCCGTCACCTAGTGGCCGAGGGTTCCAGCCTTTTAAGCTGGCGAGGTTTTACCTCCACCGTTGGTTCAAATCCAACCGGTCCCACCAAATATAATTTTGCCTCCGTAGCTCAGTCGCGTTAAGTAGCATCCGGCTCTTACCCGGAAGGTCGCAGTCATCGCAAGCTGCCGAGGGCACCAAAAAAGTCTGGGTGTAGCTCAGTCTGGCCAGAGCATCGCGTTTGGGACGCGAGGGTCGGGGGTCCGAATCCCTCCACCCAGACCAAAGGAGATAAAATGCCAGTGTGCGTTCTTTGTCATGCGGAGTTTCCAAATAGGCAGCGAATAGACGATAAGATTAGAAATTTAAAAAATAGGAAGCTTTGTTTAAAATGCTCTCCGTTTGGAGAACACACTCAGGCTCATAATTTATTGCCCAGAAAGAGAAATTTTACAGACGATCAGTTTATGGAGGCGGTAAAAAATAATATCACTATTAAGGCTGTGTTGTTGCAGCTTAAATTAAGCCCGAGAGGAAATAATTATAAATTAGTACATAGGCTAGTGGAACAATTTAATTTAGACGTATCTCATTGGAGTGTGGAGTTATCAAACTCTAATACTATGAAGAAGAAGTACTTAAGTATTAAAAGGGATGCGTCAAAAATCTTATGTTTGGGGAGCACAACCGGTCGGCGAGCGGTTAAGGCGTGTCTCTTGAGAACTGGAGTCAAAAACGAATGTGCAATGTGCCATTTATCTGTGTGGCAAGGCCAGCCACTGTCTTTGCAGCTACACCATATTAATGGTCAATGGGATGACAACAGAGAAAATAATTTGCTGTTACTATGCCCAAATTGTCACTCTTTGACAGATACGTTTTGTGGCAAGAAGAACGAAACAATTAATAAAGCTTGTGCTTGTGGTGCTCGCATAAAAAGTAAAAGTACACAGTGTGTGAAGTGTTACAAGGGGAGTCGTAAATTAGGTAAATAATGTCCTTATAGCTCAATGTATAGAGCGTCTGGCTACGGACCAGAAGGTTGGGGGTTAGAGTCCTCCTAGGGACACCAAATGGTGGGGCGGCAGCGACGGTGAGCTGCAAGTGGCTGTAACCCACTCGCCTTAATGGCTTAGGGAGTTCGAATCTCTCCCCCACCACCAATAATATACTGAGGAGTGGCCCAATTGGCAGGGCACGGGGCTTTGGACCCCGCGTGGTCTCCACATTGAAGGTTCGAGTCCTTCCTCCTCAGCCAAAATATGCAGGAGTCCCCTAGTGCTCGATGGGACCGCACTTGTAATGCGGCGGCGAAAGCCCACGTGGGTTGAAATCCCACCTCCTGCTCCAGCGCTTATGGATCAGTGGCGAAGTGTTAAACGCGACCGCCTGCAGAGCGGTTTATCGGGGGTTAAAATCCCTCCTGGTCCTCCAAAAAATTTGATGGGGAGTCGCGTAGCGGCCTAGCGCATCGGTCTCTGGAACCGACAGAGGAAACTCTAACGAAGGTTCGAATCCTTCCTCCCCTGCCAATGAGGATTTGGTATAGTGCTCGTGCCCTCGGTTGCCTGCCGAGAGAGGCGGGTTGGATTCCCGCAATCCTCTCCAATTGGAGAATATAATGATTAAAATAAAATTCACGTGTGAATATTGTGGAGTTGAAGGCGAAAGGCGAAAATCAGATTACAATCGAGCTAAACATCATTATTGCTCTCATAAGTGCAGTGTAAAGGCTTCGGATTCTATTGTCTACACAGAATGTGCTTTTTGTAGAAAGCAATTAATATTAAAAAGAAATAAGGTTAGGGCAAAAGCTAGAGTGTTTTGTTCTCATTCTTGTGCCTCTAAAATGATAAATGTGGAGCGAGGTGGAAAACTAAGGAAGGGAGAAATTAACTGTAGCTATTGTGGAAAAAAATTGGCCGGGGAGCAATTCAAATATTGCTCTATTTCTTGCCAACACCAACATATCTATTCAAATTTTATTAAAGCCTGGCAAGATGGAATAGTTTCTGGTTCCACGGCAAATGGAGGTGTCGCCTCGACCATTAGAAAGTATTTACATGATAAATATGGATGTAGGTGCGCCATATGTGGATGGAATAAAATTAATCCACATACACATAAAATCCCACTGCAAGTCCATCATATTGATGGAAATTCTCATAATGCCAGTGAAGATAATCTTATTTTGATTTGTCCGAATTGTCACAGTTTAACTGATAAATTTGGCGCCAGAAACAAGGGGAACGGTAGAGACTCAAGAAGAATACGAAGAGCTAATCAAAAATAAGCTTCCATAGTGTAGCACCAACACGACAGTCTTCCAAACTGTAATCGCGGGTGGGACTCCCGCTGGAAGCTCCAAATGTCCTCATGGCGCAAATGTATAGCGCGAGAGTTTCTCCTAAACTCTAGGCTGGGGGTTAGAGTCCCTCTGAGGACACCAAATGTCAGTGTAGACGAGGTGGTCTTCTAAACCACTATTCGTAATTGGATCTGAAAATGTGGGTTCAAGTCCCACCGCTGACACCAAATTTTTGCAGGCTTCGTATAGTCGTACTAGTACGCTAGTTTCGTAAACTAGAAACGGTGGATAATAGCCGCCAGCCTGCTCCATCGGGCCTGAATGATGAGGGTGAATCAAACCTGAATCATCCCAGATGTCCCATAAATGCACGGTGATGAACCGTGCATTTGACTTTTATAATCTTATATCTTATATTGTTTTGTGGAGGAAATATGACCTGGAACTATAGAGTTTTTAAAAAAAATTCAGTTAGCCCATCAGGCGAAAAGTCTTTTTATTATGAAATTCATGAAGTGTATTATAAAAAACACATAGACGACATTCCTAGTTTTGACGATATTGATTATATTTCAGTAGATAGTATATCCCCTCAAGGTGAAACAGAAGAAGAATTACGTTTGGACTTAGATATAATGCAAAAAGCATTTAATTTACCTACAGTAGATTTTGATGAATTATATAAAAATAAAGGATGGGAAAAATGAAAGATAAAGGTTCACAATTAGCAAAAATGCTAGAGGACTTGGAGATGGCAGAGGAAGCTGAAGCTAACGACGAGTCTTCATATCCTGCTATAGCATCCAATCCAAAATCTAGACCAGCAGCACCCGATATGGCAACCTCGACTCTTCAACGTGGAACAGTAACAAACTCTAACAATAAACATATCGCTATGGTTGATTGGATTCCAACTGTACTAGGTATTACCAGAGAAGAGCAGTTTCATAGTTATCTAAACGATATTAATGATACTACTGATGTTTCTAATTTTACGAGTATTGATTCTCGTATTGCCTTTTGGTATACTTTATTGACCGCTAATAGATTGAAATTAGTTTCTTTTGAAACTATTAAAGATGGTAATAAAATTATCTTGAGATATAAAATCAATACCAGTGATTTTGATGATGCATGTGGCTTTTCCGACATCACAATTGATGTATATTCTACTAATATTACTACCACTGCTAATATTAGTAACTTTATTTTAGATGAAAATGATGAAGATGATAAAAAATTAGTATTGAATAAAGTGGCCATTAATAGTTCTGGAGTGGATGACTGTTCCGCTATCGACTTGGGCATGGCTAAAATTACTACATCTAAGGGTGATGTAGTTTATATGTGTCGTCACGTTGCTCGGGCTATGGATAGAGCAGTGTCTACTGATTGTTTTTGGTTTGAAGACCTTGAAATTGTTCGCAATGTGGGAGATATTATTTGCGGACTTTATAAGGCATGTAGAAATAAAGAACGCACTGTCTATATTGTTGAAGGCGAAAATGAAGTTGTGCGAGACCAAGAAGGGTTTTTTATGCGAAATATTTACAAAGACATTGTGAATGATATTAAAACATTTTTGGATTCCAAATCTTTATTTAGAGAGGCGGGTATTGCTTATCGTCGTGGTTATTTAATGTATGGTCCTCCTGGTAATGGTAAAAGTCAATTAGCAAGATATCTTTTTAATGAATTTAAGGATTTTAATTTGTATGCGTATTATCATACTGAGCGTCGTAGGGGTGGATCGGTAGACGAACGTCTTGAGAGAACTTTTGCCCTGGCAAGAGACAACGCTCCTAGCTTTTTACTTTTAGAGGATTTGGATCGTATCGTTAGTCATGGATCTGCGTCTAAAGAAGTTATTACTATTGATAGATTGTTTAATATGATGGATGGTGTTTGTTCTCCCGAAGGAATTGTTTTGTTAGCTACCTGCAACCACCCAGAAAATCTTGATATGGCTTTACTTGGTCGTCCAGGAAGATTTGACAGGGTAATTGAAGTCGGACATCCAGATAGGGCAGAACGAGAATCTCTTATCGGATATTTATGTTCTTGTGGTGAAAAAAGTAAACTTAATGCTAAAGAAATTAAAGCTGTAGCTCAATTAGCAGATTCCACTGAAAGCTTGAGCATGGCTTATATTAAAGAATTGTATTCTAGAGCTTTTCTTAAACAACTTAATGCGGGTAATAGAAAACTTCCTATTAGTCCTTTTGTTCTTTTGGATTTAGTCCATGAAGTTGTTGATGAAAGCAGAAATGTAGATGTAATTGCTCGCCGCACGGGATTTCGTACTAATTATGAAAACTCTGCTAGGGGCGAGGATCATACGTCGTAATGAGGAAAGATAATGACTATTTTAATTATATTATTATCCCTATGGTGCATAGGGGACTTATCACTGTTTGTTTATTTCTTTAAATCTGGAAAAGCTGAACGAGAAGAAATATTAGCTCAAAGAGAACGATTATTTCAAGAAGAATCAAATCAACGCGCCAAGCTCAGTGAAGAAAGAGGGACCTTTTATGATGAGCAAGAGAAGTTTCATGCTCAACTTGCACAATTAACGCTTACTGCTTCATCTATATCCGAAAGAGAAGATAATCTTAAGGAATATGGCTCTCAACTTGATAATGCTAAGTCAGAGTTAATTGATAAGTCTGGAATACTCAATATTAAAGAATTAGCTATAAGTGCTAGGGAAAAAGATTTATCAATTAAAGAAGCTTCTCTTGAGCATTTAGCAGAGGAATATAGAGCTAGGGTCGAACGCGCAGCGGAAATGTCTCTTTCTGAGGGCAAAGCTATTGTTTTAGCTAGTGCTAAAAAAGAAACTGAACGAGAAGTGGCAATCCTCTTTCGTGAAGCTAAAGAAGAAACACAGCGTCTTGCAGATATTGAAGCACAGCGGATTATGACTTTAGCAATTGAACGGGTAGCTATTTCACAGGCTCCACTTAAACTTACGTCTCAAATTATTATTGCGGATGAAAACTTTCGTGGAAAGCTAATTGGACATGAGGGTAAAAATATTAAGTTATTGGAGGAGTTGGCAGGAGTTCAAGTCCTCACTAATAATGAAGACACTAAACTGCTAACTGTGTCTGCCTTTAACCCAATTTCAAGAGAATTATGTAAAAGAACTATTGAAGAATTAATGACTACTAATTTTGTTAATCCCAAAAAAATTAAAGAGATATATGAAAAACATTCCAGCGAGTTGGAGAAGGAAATTTTGAAAACTGGTAGAGATGCTTGTCGTGGTTTGGGACTTTCTATGCCCCATACAGAAATAGCTAAGCTTTTAGGAAAATTAAAATATCGCACTTCCTATGGTCAAAACGTACTCAATCATTCAATTGAGGTAGCTCAATTATGTGGGGTTTAGCTGGTGAACTTAAACTCGACATTCGGTTAGCAAAACGCGCTGGCCTACTACATGATATTGGTAAAGCTATAGATATTGAAAAAGAAGGCACTCATCCTGAATTAGGTGGGATTGCTGCTAGGAGATATGGGGAACATGAAATAGTTATTAATGCAATAGAAAGCCACCATGAAGACATAGAAGTGATTAATCTCATCTCCATCTTAGTTGCAGTTTGTGATGGTATTTCTGGTTCTCGTCCTGGAGCTAGAAGAAACAATCTTGCTGATTACGTGAAGAGAATAGAAACATTGGAAGGTATAGCATTGTCTTTCCAAGGGGTTACTCAGGCAACCGCCCTTCAAAGTGGCAGAGATTTAAGGGTTGCTGTGAATGCAGATATAGTGGATGATGCCATGTCTTCTCAATTAGCTAGTTTAATTGCTAAGCAAATTCATGATCAAATGGATTATCCAGGTAAAATTAAAGTTACAATTATTAGAGAAAAAAGAATGATTGCTTCTGCGGGTCATTCCTATTAATATTTTACAATTCTACGGAGACTTGTGTCTCCGAGCCAGATAGAAGGAGGATACTATGGCTTTATATAAGAATGTTTCAAAAATGGCGTTGAATATCAGGACTCCCAAGGCAAAATCTTTCTCGCCGGGTGAAGTATTTGATTTAGACGCTATGTTTGCAGGGATGAAAATGGCAGGTTCCGATTTGGAGCGCTACATGCACAAGGGATTAATTGTATCTGTCTCCCCCGCAGCTCAGGTCATTAAAACGGCAGATGGAGCGGTAGTGGTGACTCCCACTAAACCTGAAGAGGGCCCATACATTCCCAAATCTGTTATGGGGACGGTAGAAAAGAGAGCAGGAGCCGCAGCCACTGTAGTCCCCCCTGAAGACATTCCTGAGGTTATTGGTCAAGATGCCGAAGGGGATGGCTTTACACCTACTTCCAATCTTAATCTCTCAGCGGATGTTTTAGCTAAGATTGAACAGGTTAAAAAAGTAATCTCCGGTGAGGTTGCAGCTCCGAAAAGTGAAATTAAAAAAAGCAAGAGCGCCCCGAAGACAGCTAAAAAGAATAGCAAGAAATAAAGGCCGCGCCTCTAGGAGGTTGTAGTGGCAATTATAATTGAAGCTAAAGACCCCATTACAATGGAGTCTACCCCAGTAAAAACCGCAGTTTTGGGGAGTAATTGTGATTTATCTAATGATAATGTAACTATTACGCAGTCTGGCGGGTGTTGTCCAGGTTCGTCTGGTAATAATCATCAGATTCCTGGTACTGCCCGTCAGACTGTGTGTTCTTCCTGTGGAACTTCATACCCAGTTGAAAGATCTAGAACTACTGGTGGTTTTAGTACAATTTCTTGTCCAACCTGTGGAACCGCTGCAGGGTATGTCGGCGATGGGGGAACCTGTCAATGGTATACCTGTAGTGGTTCTAGTTGTAGTTCTTGTGGCACTTGCCCAACTAAACGTATTATAGATGAGTGTGAATTAGAAATTCTCAATGATTTAATTTGTCAGATGAGGGCGGAATTGAAAGATTCCAATACTTCTTGTTATGCTTTTTCTGCTGCCGAATTGTCTGCCTTTTTAGATGCAGCTTTGTCTGAATTTAATGGTACTCCCACTTTTACTAATTTTACCTGGAAAAGTATTGACCTGAGAAGATTCAGGTTTATTATAGTTGAGGGAGCTGTATTATTAGCTCTTGGTGCTCAAGTTCTTATTGAAGCTGGTAGAGAATTCACTATTACTGAGAATGGTATTAATTTTAATCCAGCTCAAGTTTCTGCCGCTTTGCAGAATCAATTCACGGCGAGATTTACTCAATACAAGAATGATTTACTTTTTATTAAAGATCATTTCCGCGCTTCGCCTGCGGCTGTCCTTAATTACCAGAGTTTACTGGTTAATGATGGTATCCTTGGCAATCCCGCGATCGCGCGCCTGAGACACCTACGTCAGAGACGTATCTTTTGACAACAAAGGAGATATAGGCGTATGAACAGTGTGGCAAACGCGGCAATGCCTGGAGACCATCGTGAACACAAGGTTTGTTCAGTGTGTAAAATAAAAAAGCGACACTTAAGACCGAGGAGAATGAAAATGTCAATTAAGGTTATTGCAAAAAAACTTACCGGGAAGGCGAGAAAAAAACTGCCTGAATCTTCATTCGCAATTCCAGCTTCTCACCCACAAAACAAAGGCAAGAAGGACAAATTCCCGATTAATGATGAATCTCATGCCCGGAATGCAATTAGCCGAGCCAATCAGTTTTCCACTTCGCCTGATTGGTGGAGCGGCTCGGCTCAAGAGTTAGTCAATACCGTAACTAGGGCGGTTAAAAGTAAATTTCCTAAAATTGAGATTTCTGATAAAGCCAAGAAAAAGAAAGCTAATTTATCTGAAATTTTAGATTTAATAGTAACTGCAGCCGACGAGCTTGATAACCTGGGACTAACCAAAGAAAGTACTATACTAGATAATATCTCTCGTCTTCTGATCGCTACTGAACCTCTTAAAGTTCAGCAACCTCCCCCACCTTCTACAAATCAAGCTAAACCAGGAACTGGAGATGTTAATCCACCACCTATTCAACAACCTGAAACAACCGATGGGAAAACTCCGATAAATGTGAAAGATTCTAAAAAAACACCATCGCTAACTACCAAACCTGGGGAGGCAGCTAAACCTGTGGAAGGACAAACTATTTCTACAACACCTCCCGCAGAAACGCCAAAGGTATAATGGATAAGCGTAGGGGAGCTAGAATTATATCTCCCGCTTACGTTGGTTCTTATAGTAAGAAAGCTATAATTCAATCGATACCGACTGATGTTGAACCTAAAAATAAAAAAGAAACACGTTCATCTAAAAAGAAATATAAAACTCAAGATAAGCTTAAGAAAATTTTAGAACAAATTTTAAAACAAAAAGCTAAAGAAGAACAAACTTTTTCGTGGTTACTGAGTCCAAGGGGCGCAAAATTACGTGTAGATATTTATTTTCCAGATATTAAATTAGCAATAGAATATCATGGTAAACAACATTCTTATTTTCCAAATGCGTTTCATAAAACTGCTGAGGACTTTAGATATGCTAATATGTGTGATGTGTGGAAAAAATCTCAACTTCAATATCACGACATTCAATTGATAGAATTCTCATATAAAGATAAAATATCTATAGATCTGGTTCGTCGTCGACTTATCGGGTCGGGCGTGGTGATTAAATGATAAAAATAAATACAATTAACGTAAATGAAGTTCAAGATTGTGTGCAACAAGATTCTACTGTTCCTCCATCGCCCCATCGCCCCACTCCACCTTTTGTTGGAAATGTAGGTGGAATTCATATTGATACAATTAAACATATCACAATTCCTGAGTGTCAACATTCGTCTCAAAATTAAGCTATTAATAGTTTTAGTTAATTTTAAGCCGTATTGTAGTATAGTAAATATAGGGGAGAACAATGGCGACTATAGACGATGTTTATGATCTTTTACAGAGAATAGCGGACACCGTTGGTGTTAATGATGGTTATGGTGAGGGGTACGGTGATTCAGACGCTGACGGCTATGCGGATGGTTATGGTACTTATGGAGAGGGAGCTGGATTCTCTCTATATAAAGAAGTTCTCCGTATTCAGCAAATGCTTCAATTAAATTTAGATGCGCCCATTAGTTCTCGTGAGCCAGCTCTTAAAGAGCCAGGTCGCGGCCCATATTTCATTGCTAGATATATTAAAGATGACACTTCATCTCATAATCCAATTTACAATGCGCTAGTAGAGGCCACTTATAGTGGAACAGCTGATATTATCAGATCTACTAAAACTAATCAGAGTGGAAAATTTGTTTTATTTTTTGATGCGCAGGATCCAGTAGATGTTATAATTACATCTGATATTTATCAGGGCACTAAGTTATATGGCGTAATTCCACAACCATATTAAGTGAGACTGGATTAATAGGAGTTAATATGTTTTTTTTTGCTGCTGATAATTTAGATATCGTTTTTACATTAACTTCTAATGGACAAACCATCACACCAGACCCATATAATGTAGTAGTTTCTATATATTTAGATGGAATTTTACAAATAATGGGAAAACCGGTTTTATCTGGTCAAGTGTATCATTATGCTTTTAGTGTAGTGGACGCAGATATTTCACCTCAATTATATAATGTATATTCTTTTGTGGTGGAAACGTTTGATGCGGGACTATCGCTTATAGCTAATGGTTCTTTTATAGTTCATATTTCGGAGTATGACAATCTAGATTCCACTGAACTATATTTATCAAATGACTCTTCAGAAATATTTCTCGCTCCAACCATTAAAACTTACGAGGAGTGTTTAGTTGCTCAGCCTGCAAAACCCAAGATTATTGCACTGGAAACATTTAAGCAAACGGGGACAGGCTGTGACTGTCTAACTAGGTCGTAATGTCTATTCTTTTAACATTAGATCCACCAATCAGTCCAGAAGTCATTGATCGTATTCGCATTTATAAAAGTTTATTTGTAGATGGATCATATTCGTTAGTAGCTGATTTAAATGCGAGAGATGGTAATGGTGCTTTCATAACAACATATGAGGACAGTTGTGGTCATAGGGGCTATTGGTATAAAGTTGGTTATCTTAGTAGTGATTCGACTATAGTAGCTGGTTTTAAAATTTATAAAGAATTTAGTAATAGAGTAAATCTTTTTACTTTTCCTTCGTTGGCAACGGTCAATAATGGTCAAGCGGTTTATTTTGGCCAAGAAGGAAGTAGAGATGAATTTGAAGCAAAACATGGCACTTTACCATCTACCGCTTTATATTATTCTGTTCCATCTTTTTTTAATACACCAAATGATCAAGCTAAATTTAATCTTAAAACTGATACCAATACCGTTATATCTGGTGTAGAAATAAATGTTTCTGATCAATCATATATTTTGTTTAATTGGAAGCCGTGCGAAGTAATATCCGACCCAGTAAGATCCTGTGCTGTCACTCCAGTCAAATTAGAATATGCATTACCAGATGTCCCCAAAGACTGGCGAGTAACCGCTGTACACATTAAAAGAGCTGACGCAATAGATTCTACATATGAACTTATTGCAAAATTAAATGCTAAGATTTCTTATCATAATTGGCAAACATCATTTGTTGATATGGGCGGCTCAGATCAATTTTTTTATAAAGTAGCTTTTGAACTTTCTAAATGGGACGATAACAATTGTCAATCTCAAATTGTAATGAGTCAAGATTCAGATCCAATGTCACCAATTGTTGTTGATGGTGAACATTTAGTTAAAATTGTATATAATTCTCCAATTATTAATGACCAAAGAACATCTGAAAGTATTCCATTTAATACCTATCCTTATTGTGGATATCATAGATTTTCTCCTCACGATGTATTTTTAGGTAGAAGTGCCTCTCCATATTCTAGACCAAATGATTTAGCGCGAGGCAGTGATTGCGGTAGCCCAAATATGTTTGGTGGTCCATTAAGTATTTATGATCAAAACATTCAAAGGCAACTTATGCTTTTACAGGTCACAGGGGAAGCTGTTATTCTTTTAAGAAGAAAATGGACAGGACCTGTGTGTAAGTGTGTCGGCAAAACCGAAGAACACCCAATTAAGCAATGTGCATCTTGTTTTGGGACGGGTTTTACTGGGGGATTCGATAGGATTTACTTTAATGAAGATGCCTCTAATCCAGAAGGACGTATTTTACTTCGTTTTAATCCAACTGTTGATGATTTAAATTTAGGTAAACAAACTGGTCTTACTGTTATTAATCAACCGACAGCATGGACAATAGCCCAACCTATTGTTAGAGATAGGGACATTTTAGTTCAATTTGATCCAATAGATAAGAATAGAGAAATTTGGAGATACGAAGTCTTAGATGTGACTAGAAACGCTTTTATGGGTGGTGTTGGTGGGGCCCAAGTTATAAGATTGCAACGATTAGATAGATATAATAATATTGCCTATAGCGTGCCCCTTTCTGGTATTATGTTTACTGAAAAATGGGACATGGAATCTAATTTGCATAATTCATACGGAAATAGAACCGGAGAAAAAGATCAAGCAATTAATTTAGATGCTGCGACCCCCGTTTCTAAAACCTCCACAGAAATTACTGCCCTTTTACATAGTTATAGTTTAAAAATTTGGGCATTTTTAAGAGCCGGAATTATTCCAGGTTCCACCATGGTATCTCAATTTGTAAAAAATGATAACACAATTATTTATGCTAGCCTTGGAGATAAACTAACTCTTGTCCCTATAACATATGCGACTATTAATAACTATAGTTCATTACGACATGTCAGTGTGGAAATAGAGTCCGCACTTAATAAAGATTTAACTGTGACGGCTCGATATGTTTCAGTTCCCGTTCCACCCGACTCCACTATGTATTTTAATTTGGCAGCCGGGGAAACAGATACGATTTTAACAGATAATCGTATGTTGGTACGCGGCGGTGAATTAAGTCTTACACAATCCAGTTTAGTTAAGTCTTTAGTAATGATTTATTTAGATTAACGGAGAGAACAGTGGCCACTACTGATGTCCGTTCCACAAGATACCCCTTAAATCTTGACGATGATTCATCACTTCCTTATTTAATACCACAGGTTAGTGATGTTTCAGCAACAGACTACCTATCTCTTAAGAGTTCTATTCTCGCTCTGGAGCGTACGGTGGGTGTTTTTGAAGATCCGATTTCCGATCCCGAAAGTTATGAAAATGGTGAATTGATTTCGGTTTCAGATAGGCTCAAGAATTTTTCCACTACTGAATTTGTTCCTAGAGCGGGTAATGTTTTAATTACGGGTCCATTAACAATGGACAAACTTCAACGTATTAGTTTTGGTTTAAATTGTGAAACATATGTAGTTTTTGCTGGAGAAAATACTAATATTTCTACAACAGTGCCGGCCATTTCTGGTACTGTTGGCCTTTTTCCAAGTGATAGTGCTCAAAATACAACTGCTGTTGTTCCATTAGCAATTGTTGGTAATGATGCAAGTCCTAATTTTGCTCTATATCATCGTCGAGTTAAAATTTTTGATGATTTAGAAGTTAATGAAGATTTAAGAGTTAATAGAGATTTAGTTGTTTTAGGAACAGCTTATTTATCTGCAGATACTCTTATTGATAATCAAACGCTAGATCAGAGATACATTATGAAGGCTGGCGGTAATCCTGGTGGTTATATTACTGGCGATTTAAGCCAGTTTTCTGGTTCTTATAAAGTTTTAAATCCAAATAGTACAGTATCCCTTTCCACAACCGGCGTGTCGGGCTCACCATTATTGGTAATTGAAGACATTGCCTCTACATGGAAAATGGGGACTCAGTCTGGAACTTTACGTATTTATAGTTCTAATGCTGGCGGTACAAATGTAAGTATTTTTAATTCTTTAAATATTGCTGTCGGATTAACAATTAGTGGAAATGTTACAGCGGCTGGCCTTTATCTTGATGATGGCACTGGCCGAGGTATGTTTAGAGGGGTAATTAACAATACACCATTTGCTGGCTCCACCACGTCCCCCAATCATTATATGTTGGGGCCATCTCAGGCTTCACAGGGGTTTAATGGTGAAGCGAATTTAATTGATCATTTGAACAATATCAATGCTCACCACGAGGAATTACATTCCTTTGAATCTCATGTTGTTCAGGTGGGATACAATAGTGGTGTCTACAGGTCTTTCATTCAACCTGCTGGTAAAATTAAATCTTTGGGCGAAATGATTGAAGATTTGTTGTCAGGAACCAATGCTGATGGGTATCACACTCATAGTTCTCAACAATATTGGTGGACAATGAAGGCTACGGCTTCCGATTCTACCACTATTAGATCTTGGGTGGATGCTAATTATTGCTCTAAAACTGGTGGCTGTAATAGTTCTTCTTCTTTAGATGCCCATCGTACAGCCACTATTATTGATCATCCAAATCGATCTATTACTGCTGAAAAAATTGATGAACGAATAATTGGAATAACTTATCTTCCTGGTGTAGACTTGAGCTTACAAACTGTTAGTGCGGATATTATTGCCGCTAGACAGGGTAAAGCCAGTCTATATGCAGTTTTGGGATCTTTATCTTCTCTCACCACTCCCGTTACAACTGATTTAGTCGCAGCCATTAACTCAGCATATGCCTCAGCCATGCCCACAGGAACAATTACCATGTGGGGAGGAACTGCTGCCCCGTCTGGTTTTGTAATGTGCGATGGAACAGCCTACACAAGGGCGGCTCAAACGTATTCTGCTTTATATAGTGTAATAGGAATTAGATATGGCTCTGGCGATGGATCTACTACATTCAACGTACCAAATTTGAGAAGTAAATTTCCAATGGGCGGTACAACGGCCACAGATTTAGGCCGCACAGGAGGGTCTATTTCTGGACACACCCACGGCTCATTTGGTGCAGCAACTACAGCTGGATATAATAGTGGTGGTGTTAATGGTAATATTGATGCTGGTGACGACTTCCCTAATTGGTTGCAACACACACATCTTCTGAGGCCCAATGTGGCAAATTATAGTTCAGCTTCAGGTCAGGTGATGCGCTTTACTAGCGGTGGTTCAGGGATAACCAGAATTACAACACAGACTTCTGGAAGTATTTCTAGTTTTTCAGCTAGCTCTACAACTGGTTGGACGAACGTTACTTGTTCAGCCGCGCACAATCTCAAAGAGGGTAGTTCAATTACAATTTCAGGTACAACTGGTGGAGCATATGATGGGGATTATTTGATAGCCACATATGCCCTTGCTACTAATCAATTTTCAATTTATAGAACTTTTAGCTCGACCAGCACAGGTACATTTATCGGCGGATTTGCACATGGTTTATCTAATGGTAATACTATTAAAATTATGCAATCTACACATTATACTGGTTCTTTTATGATCTCAAATGTAACTAGTACTACTTTTGATATTGCAAGAGCTTACGTTGGAGACGAGTTAGCCGTTTGGAGCGTTTCTGATGCAGCTCTTCCACCATATGTTACTGTTAATTATATTATTAAATTGTAAGTAAGGCGGGGTAGAATGATTACTGATATCAATTCATCTAAGTATCCTCTGAGTTATGACGATGACGCAAGTTTGGGTTATTTAACTCCTGGCCAGAGTGATATTTCTTCTACGAATATCAATCAAATTCGTAGCTCTATTTTCGCCATAGAAAGAGTGTTAGGATTAAATCCTGGCGCAGGTAGGACGGTAGCACAGCGTATCACACAATTGTCGGGCGACTTAGAGAGTGTTTTTAATGGTTCTTTATCTCATTCTTTAATTTTTGGATATGATTCTCAGCATTACAGCGCCAAGGCTATTTTCGGCACTAATTGTGATGCATTTATTACTTATGATGGCTTTCGTAAAAATCGTAGTGTTGCCCCATTAACTGGTGATACGTTTCTTCCATTTGATTGTGAATCCAATACCGCATCAGTGGTTCCACTTTCTATTGTCGGTGCTCAGGCGTCAAGTGGAGATGATAAACATTTTAGAATTAGATTATTTGATGATGTGGAGATTACCGGTTCATTACGTATTATAGATAAAATGGTTGGTCCATGGGGCCTGTTAACTAAAGGTCAATATGATTATTCTAATGGTCAGTGTTCATATAATTTTTCGGATAGTGCCATGACCATTCCAGAGTGGGTCGATAGGGAAATAGAATTAATTGGCAATCCTCTGTGGGTAAATGTTTCGGGCGATTGCATGTATGGAGATTTAGCAATGTCTTTCTCTGTCCCAGATGGGTATGGAGACGGATATGGGGAAGGATATGGGGAAGGATATGGAGAGGGATACGGTTCAATTTATCCCGCAGCTTTAACATTTGGAGCTTGTGCTGCCCCATCAGCTATGATTATGTTTGATTTATACGGAATGAGAACACTTCCAGAAATTAACACGTTTGATTTATTTGTTCATGAAGCGGTAACTATTAGTGATGTTGCTCCACTCCTTATTTATGGTGTTCCAGCTATAGAACCTGGAATTGAACAAATTCAACATCGTCGTATTAAACTTATTGACGATATAGAGGTTGTCGGAAGTATTAGAGCTAATCAATTTATTTATGCTGGCAATAATACAGCTATTAATGTTCCCCCAGAACTCAATTCGTCAAATGCTATTGTATATAACCAATATATAGATTATCCAAGTGCTAGTAAATTTAGAAGTAATTTTAGTGCTGGGTTTGTTGGTCCTGGTGTAACCATTGGACATCGTCCTGGCCACACACATTCTACTCAAGATATTTTAGATCTCGCTTTCTTATTACAGGGGCCCCAGATTATTAGTATTTACGACACTTATGATACCGCAGGTGATCCGCCCCTTGGTCCCACAGAAAAAAGTGATGGCCTAGCTGGTAGAGCTGTGTGTAGACCAGATGTTGGAGCAGATGATGTGTTTTCCCAGAGCATGATTTTACGTGCTAATTATCTACCATTTATTGACGGCGAACCCCTGCCTCAAATTATTATTCGTGGACAAAACACTAGCACAGAAAAAACCATTGATGCTATTGCGGCTTGGACACTGTCCACGGGCGAAACGGAATTAAAATTTGATATTCCAAACACTTCACCCACAGATGATTATGATGTAACGGTTATTGCAACCAATGGACTAATGGGACGCTCTACTCACCGTGCAACTGTAGGTGGTATAGAGTTGGTGGAGCCATTAGCGGCTACATTAACAGGTGATGCCACTGGATTTACTAATGTAGATGCTTTGTTTTCAATTACCTCAGTGTCTGGTGGAAAACAACCATATGCTTATCAGTGGACCTTTGGTGATGATACCGGAGAAGATGGTAGTGCAGACGTGGCTCATTCCTATACTGATGCTGGAGATTATACTGTTACGGCCACCGTTACTGATGTTAATGGGTTTATTGTTGTAAATTCTCAGGTTGTCACTATATTAACCAATTGCAATGTATACGTAGGGTATACTATATAAAGAGAGGCTGATAATGTCAACACTTGTTAATTTTACCGCTTATGGAGATGAGGATCAGACTCAGCCTTCTACGGCTGATCATTGGGTGTGGGATTTTGGTGATGGTAATACAGCAACAACTTATACCAATGCCACCACTCATGTGTATAATCCAGATGGGGTGTTTCAAGTAACTGTATCAGCATATATATCAGCTGACCCATATGATCCATACGTTCAATGCGTAGCCACTAATATTATTAACGTATGTACTTTGTTTTCTGGTAGCTTTACATATTCTGTAAGTGGTTTATCTGTAACTGTAACTGGTTCTACTGTTGGTGCTCCAGCTGCCTCTTATAGTTATTATTATTATGATTTTGATGATAGTGGTTATGCATATGCGGTGGAGAGTAATACTGGCACCGCCCCCGCCGTAGTTCATGGATATACCTCTACTTCTGCTACTCCATATACCCCTACGTTAGTTTGTAAGAATGGTGGTCGTGTTGTAGACTTTGGTCCTATGGCTGGCGGCGAAGTTGATTTTTCTACTGGTGGCGCCCTAATAGAAAGCGGGACGGCTGTGGTTTTAATGGGAGCGAGTCTTAACCATTTAACTGTAGTAAGTCCCTCTGATTATACTGTTGGCACTGATAAAATTACATTAGATACAGGTATCACGGCAGGATATTATCTACAATTACTTTATGTTGACAGTGGTTCGGGGTATAATCAAACTTCTTCTGTTTATGCTGCAGACGTATTATTACCCGCAAATGGCTTAAGTGTAGGTTTAACTCCTTCCGGTATTGCAGAGTGTTTTAATGGCGGAATAACTTTTGTTAAATATGTATTTGGTGGTTCTGCCCCATATACCTATAGTTGGAATTTTGATTCTACTTCTGAGTTAGGAACTTCTTCTGCAGATGATACATGGGTGACCGTAGCTGGAACAGAAATTAAAACATCCACTAGTGCGTCCCCAGGTGAAATCATTTATAATGCAAATCCCACGGCTTCATTGCCGGTATCTACGATAATAACGGCAACATTAACTGTAACTGATTCTGCATTAGTTTCTTCTACAGCTTCTGCTGTTTTAACGTTCGGTGAATTACCAGCCGTGTTTCCCAGTGGATATGAAAATTTTAGCCGTAGATATATCAGTAGCTCTAGTGTAGGTGCATTATTTACTAGGGTTTATTCTGTTCAATTGGGAACCTCCACTGAAGCAGATCACAATTATATATGGACACCAGAAGATGATTTAGATTCTACCGTTATTGCGCAGCCAACCTGTACCCCAACAGCATCTTCCAGAAGATATCTTGAAACCATAACTAAGGTAGAAAATGGATCCTCTTGTGTAGAATATGTTGGTTGTGAAAATTTTGCTGAATGCTATGTGAATATTCCTTCTGTCACTTTAGGAGCGGTAACATTAAGTAGTAGTCTTGGTACTTGCCTCAAGGCAGTTTCTATTAAAATCAATAGCGTCAGCCCAGCGGCGGAGGGCCTCGCATTAATAGTGGAACGGGTTCGCGGAGCAGCTGGAACGGTTGCTGATGTGGGAGTTAGCGGTGACTTACCTGAAGTAATAGACTATACAGCTTCTCCAACTTGTAATTTTATTACTGCGGGTTTGCCTGGTGGAATTTTAATGCTAGACACACCATATAGAACTTTCAATACTTCAAATAGGGTGGCATATAAAATTACACAATCGACTACATTCCCATTGTATATTACGGCGCTAGACCCGGTTTGCAGTTCCACCACAGCAACTACACATGACTATAGAGTCAGATTAATTGATGTTGCCGGCATATTAGATGCCTCTGTTACTGAAGCTATGATGGTTGATAATTCTAGAGCCTCATTAGCAATTTCAAATGATATAACTCTTCAGCACACTGGAGTGGAATCTTGTTTATCTAGTGCTACAATTAACGTATCTCCATCTGGTCATCCAACTAATTATTATTATGGTGAAACTATTACATTCTCTACCACTGTTTCGGGTGGAGTCGCTCCCTTGTTTTATAATTGGAATTTTGATGGTCTTGGTAATTTTACTGGTGGAGGTTATTCTTACGAATTTGTTGATGGAACGTCTGCAACTAGTGCCTCTCCACAAGTTAGATTTTTAAGTCCTGCTTCTGCTCCAAATAAAATTGCAAGAATTGGATTAACAGTACATGATTCTAGTAATGGCGGTGCAGGTGTTGATATTATAGCTCCGACAACAGATCTAACTATGGAATACATCGCCCCCTGTGTGGTGTCGTGTTCAGCTTCGGTTCCAACCACGGCAGTAGTGAGCACCTCTGTTGCTTTCGCTGGATCAGCTCCAATTACTGGTTGTACTAGTAGCGTTACTTATGATTGGGATTTTGGCGATGGAACTGCTCATTCTAGTTCTCAAAATCCCTCACATACATATTCTACCCCAGATACCTACACTTGGGTGTTGATAGCCACGGCATCTGGTCCACTTGGAGTAACAACTTGCACACGCTCTGGGGCTATTGTAGTGAGTTCCGCTTGTGTAATTACGGCGTGCGGCACGGCCACTGAAAGTCCAGCCCCACCCGAAGTAGGATGTTATTGTCCGTGGGACGAAAGTGTTCCATTCATAGCAACCTATAGCACCACTGGCACTTGCGGCACGCCTACGTTTACTTGGAATTTTGGCGATGGTAATACTGGATCTGGTCAGAGTACAACTCACATTTATACCACTAGAAACACTACGTTTAACTGGACATTAACGGTAAATATAAATGGAGTAACTTGTTCAACAAATGGACAAGTTAAAACTTGCACTTTAGCTCAATGTGATGGTAGTATTCCAGGTTGTTTTGTGGCTGGCACTTTAATCACAATGGCAGACGGCACTTTAAAACCAATTGAAAATATTCAATCTGGAGATAGAATTATTGGGGCTGACGCTAGTGGGCACGTTATAGCTGATGTTCTTGCTCCATTGGTTCATAATAATTATTCTGAGTTTATGTTATTGGGAGTTTCTGCTGGTCCAGCAACAATGATAATGACTTCAGAACATAAAGTTTGGATTGAAGAGAAACAAGATTATATTGAAGTGAGCGAAGCTATTAGGGGTGGATTCACCGCCAAATTATTTACTGGTAAAACTTATCCCTGGGCTTTGGCTAGTACTGGTCATTTTGCTGATACTGTATACAATCTCACCACTTCTACTAGAAATTATTTTGCTAACGGTGTTTTAGTATCTAATATGAAAGCAGTTATAACGACCCCAAGTTAAACATAGGAGTGTTTAAATGGCAATCTCAAATGATGATATTTCTGCTCAAGTAGCCACACTAACCAGACAACTGAGCGATATGCGCACACAGGTAAATGAAACTAATCGTCTGGTAAGTCTGTTGTTTAATTCCATAAGTTCATTATCTGAGACCACTGCCATTGTATCCAATCAGGTAGAGGAAGTGGCTACTACAACGACCGACATGAACGCTATAGTGGTAACTCTTCCCACTACAAGCTATACAGCTACTTTAGCGGCTATATCTCAAACGCTTGGAACAATTAATACTAACTTAATGAATATTGAAGCTGCTGTTTTGGCGTTACCACATGATGCGGTTTTTGATGCCATGACTCAGTCTTTAGAAGACATTAAAATTATTCTAGGTGCCCCTCCACTGGGCCAAAATATTTGGTCTAGACTCTCCACTATTACAACAGTAACAACGGCTGATGAAACGGCTAAGGTGAGAGTATATGGTAGATTAACGGGCGAGTTGGTATGCCCCATTACTGTCACCGTTTTTGATTGTATGACCAGTAATACTGTTACATCTACTTCGGTTAATTTGACAGACGGCACATTCCAGTTCTATGTTATTCCCGGGAGATATGTTGTGGAGTTCACTGGGTCGGCAGTTAAGACAGTAAATGTAACTATCGACGTACCAGAAGTTACAGAGTTCAACATGACGCCCTAAAAAATGAGGAACCTATGATTTGTCCGCGTTGCAAGTTAGATAAAGATATTGATAGTTTTGATGGGTATAAGTCTTGTGACGCATGTCGTCGTCGCAGAGCTCAAATTCATAGAAACTATATTAATTCACATCAAGATAAAATGAAAAATTATAACAAGGAGTATTATCATAAAAATAAAGATAAAATGTTAGCTAATTATAAAGTATACTATGCCACGACAAATAGCAGAAGGCAATATAGACAAAAATATGAAAAAAATCATAAGGTAGAATTGCAAGCAAAAAGAACGGAAAAATATCAAAACAATCTTAACTATAGGCTTACGGCATGTCTAAGAAGCAGAATTAATAAAGCAATTAAGGGAAATGACAAGGCTCATCGAACAGCAACTCTTTTGTGGTGCAGTGTTGATGAATTTAAACTTTATTTGCAGTCTCGATTTCTTGATGGTATGACGTGGGATAATTATGGCAATAAGGTAAATCAGTGGTCAGTTGATCATATCAAACCATGCGCCTCTTTTGATTTATCTGATCCAGAGCAACAAAAACAATGCTTTCATTATACTAATCTTCAGCCTTTGTGGCACGTAGATAATATAAAAAAGGGTGCGAAATATGAGCGACCTTAAGAGGCTAGAGACAAGAGAAGATTTACTTTATAATACTCTGGCTGTTGATGCTAAGGATATTATCATTGGTTCATTGAGAGAGTGGTTTAGTCATGATAACATATTTACATTTCGGCAGGATGAATTTGGATACCCCTTAATCCCACAAACTGACTTAAGGGGCGGCGGCTTAGCTGGCTCTCAGGATATAGTCTGGGGGGTTAATTCAACCAAAATCATCATTACGGATGACTATCGTTTTAATAGCAGGTTCTTCCCAGCGATTACGGTGACAGATAACGGCGGCAATAATAGTGAAGTTTCCTTTAATCAGGAGATGGGTGGCGTTAAATATCAACTAGAGGAAGTAGTTATAGACGGGCAAATAGTACAAAGAAGGGTTCCATCTCACATTATTTTCGCCGGGGCATGGAAACAAAATTACGCTATTAACGTAGTGGCCGAGGACCATCAAACTCGCAAAAGGCTCAAGGATATCGTATCAATGCTTTTTGTAAATGTCCTTCGTGAAACCCTTCTGAGTCGTGGCATTTTTATAGAAAAAGTTGGTCTTGGCGGAGATAGAGAGGACCAATTTGCCAATGACTACTATTATTCTTCTTCCATAAACCTTGACTTGTATTCAGAGTGGCGTAGAGAGGTGCCAGTAATAATGTTAGTCGAGGCTATCGTGTCTCAATCTAATTTGTTATCAGCGGCCCTTTCCCCACAAGATTTACGAATAGTTAGAGATTGTGTTTCTAAACATCCTATGGCGGCTTTTTATTCTTCCCAGCAAAACGACGGAGCAGTCAATAATATTGTTCCTGGACATGCTCATGCCGATTTTAAAATTTTCCCTAAACCTAACGACTGTAAGAAGAAATAACGTTCATATGGTCATTATCTTCTATTAATACTTCCTGCTTCAACAGAGAGGCTGTGTGTTATTAACAGCATTTGAATTAGGAGGGTCTAATGTCTAATAATATTCCTGGTATCGTTGGGTATGTCCAACCTAACGCTTTCAGCCGTTTAATTTTTACGGCATCTGGTGTTGGAAATCCAGGAGGCGTACGAAACGTTGCTATCATTGGGCTTGGACAGCGCGAAGAGTATTTAGTCTATCGTGCGTCTGGCAATGGAACTGATGGCATAAACGTAACGACTTCACTGGAAAATAACTACAATGCTTTGTCAATCGGCATTGGGGTAGAATCACCTAACGGTCTAGTCTACCAAACTTCTAAATTTCCTATTGTCACTAATCAATTTACGCTGTTTCAGAATGGCAGCGCTTTATTGCGTTCTCGCAGTACTGTGGTTAGCGACACCACTCCTGTATTTGAGAGTGGAACAAATTATGCAGTAGACTTTGAAACTGGTCAAGTTTTACTTGCCCCCGCTTCAGCTGTGGTTTCGACTAATCTCACGGACGGCTCTTTTGAGCATTTAGCGGTTCCCGCCAACGTTCCCTCTGAGGTATGGACATTAGCCGCAATCGCTCAACCTGAAACACGCGGTACTGTGTTTAGTGTTATCGGTTCGAAAAGTGGCCAGGTCTTCGGTGCTGAGACCTTTACCGAACAGAGAAATACCACTTATTCGGCTGGCCCAACGTTGGTTAATGGTGGTATATTCTACTACGATAACAACGGCAATAGAAAAGCTGTTCCAGCCTCCTCTTATGTTACTTCTGAACCAGATATGTATTATGGTACAGTGGTTGTACCTCCTGCCACTGGAGCCGTGACACATGGCGGAAATATTATTCAGGACCCAACTAAAAATTTCCAAACCCTTGGTGTCCAGGTCGGACATTATATTGAATTTTTGGATAATGGTTGTCCTAATTTTGGACAATTTTATGAAATTTCTGCCGTTGGCGTTGACGAAGGTGGCGGCATGGATTATTCCAAGCTTCAGGTTTCTGGCTCCTCTTTGGTGAATTACGGTTCTACCGCTTATTCAATTGTAACTTCTGGCGATGTTGGTCAAAATTATTACGCTCGCCCATTAACTATCTATGGTGCTAATAAACTATCTACCTCTAGAAAACGTTATTTTGTTCGTGTTATCGGTTCATTACCTACTGATCTAACTGATCCAGACTATCCAAGGGTTTATCTTTCTCCTGGCCAAGCTCTTTATGCAACCTCCGATGACTATGCTTACAATCCCACCACACATGAATGGGGTGGAACTTGGTATGCTGGAGAAGATGGCACTGGATTAACCACCAATGAGGTTACCGGTAATATTCCCACTGCGGCCTATGGTCGGGCTGCATCGGTATCAGTTTATACTTCTGCTGGTGAAGATTCTGGTTTACTTGTAAACTTTGCAATGCCAACAGGTATTGATGATTTTGATGATTTTACGGCATATTACGATGCATTGTATAACACTATTCCCACTTCTTCTGCAACTGACACTGCCACCACAGCGGATGGGTCTATCGTAGAGACTCCAGATTCTATCATTAAAACTTTTACTATTTCCCCTCTTGGTGGCTGGGGTACGGACCAGGGTTATATTCAGGGTTCTTTAACTGTCACAGTAAATGGTGTTGAAGTAGATATCGTCGAACCCGATCCTCCGTTTGCCCAATTCATAAATCAAACATTTACCTTAGCTGTTGCTCCATTGGTTGGAGATGTTGTTGTCGCTACCTATATCGTTGGAGATCTTGGTGTTGCTCGCCAAGTTGGTTTTAGACTTGGGGATGTTTGGATGATCGAGGCTGACGGTAAATATGATAATGGTAAGATTTCATTCTCCCTCCTATCTGGTGAAAATCCATTTAGCGTTGGAGATGTTCTTTCTGTGACCGTAACGTCTGCAGCTTTAAGCACGGGAGACACGTTAGTTGCGGCTTATGTTTGTGAGTCGGATTTGAATGATCCAGAAGAATTTTTTGATCCGGTTTCACTGTATAAGAAACATGGATATCCGAGCACAACCAACACTTTGGCTTTAGGCGCTCAGCTTTCATTTGCTAATGGTGCTAAATCTGTAGTGGCTTTACAAGCTAAACCAACTTCTCCGCTTCGTACCGCTGAAGACCTTTTAGCTTCTCGGGCTTCTGAATTATTTGTGGGCAATGGTGGTGTATATTACACTGCCCACACTCACGGTGGACAAAATCTTGGGAGTGACGATCAGGATCAGGGCGCTAATCGCTCTCACACGCTTATGCACGCTGGTGATTATGCTGATGCGATGACCACTTTACATCGTCATAATGATGGTACTACTTATATTAATCCAAGCAAAGATAGCAATGCGCTTTATCTATTTTTGAGGGAAACTCCGTATCAGGACGAAATGCATTTCTTTATCACAACTGCGGCTTCTATCGTCCCTCGCCAAATTTTCCTCAATAAAGTTCCGCGCACGTTGGTAACGGATGTCATCTCCATGCCATGCTCTCGTAGTTTTGGTACTGAATGCAATACAGAAGCTGTAACAGCTAACCCATACTTTCTTGATTCCACTAGTATTTATTATTTGACCGTATTCCCAACCGGAAACACTTGGGATGTATATGGGGACCCGTCAATGACAGCGGCGTTCACTTATCCTGACTCGATAAGAAATACTTATTCTAATGATGGTCTATTCCCTATTCCTGACGCGACTGCATACGATTGGTCTACTAATTTAACATCTAAGAAACCTTGTGGTGGACTTTTCCGTTTACGCAATGGATATGACATCAATGGAACAGGTACTACAACCACAACGGTTGATGGCCTTCCTTTGTCTGCATATACCGACGCTGAATTAGCTTTTAGAGCTACTTGTTCTGATAGTTATGATGCTGTTCTTGGTACTTTCCTCAAGTTGCGCTATAACGGTGGCTCTTTGGATCCTAATGATCTTAACATTGAAGACGCTAAACTTTATATGCGCACTCAGCGAACAGACATGAGCTACATGGTTTGGACATCTGGCGAAATCATCTTGTCTGACCGCGCCGGTCTCACGGCTGGTGAGGGTATTTCAGTTTCCTTTATCGCAGTTGATGATGCTCCATTTGTTGATGCGGAATGGGCTGAAGCAGCAGCAATATTAGAAGCTGCTGACGCTTATTGGATTGTTCCATTGCCGACTGATCACATTTCTGCGGTACAGCAAACATTTAGGGCTCACGTAGAAGTGATGTCTGATACGCCGAATAAAAAAGAGCGTCAATTAATCACGGGCGCTTTTTATGGAACCACAGATGCTGGAGTTGAAATTCCTCTTCTTCCTCAGAATTTATATTCTGGTTCAACTAACCAACTTGCCATTGAAGATGTTGGAGTTCTTGAGGGTATTCAGTCTGGTGCTCTTGGAGAAGATGTAGCCAACTATGGTGTTCCTGAAAACTTTGGTAGATCTTATAGGACTATGTACTTCTATCCCGATAAGATTGTTGTGGATATCGCTGGAGTAAATTATAATATGCCGGGCTTTTACATGGCCGCAGCAGCCGCTGGTTTCTTATCTTCTCGCGGATATATTGCTGAGCCACTCACTTGGAAGCACCTTATCGGCTTTAATATTCCACGCGACCGTAACCTTTTAGTAACGAATTCAACAATTGCCAATAGACTTGGTGCAGCCGGTGTAGTGGTTGTACAAGGTCTTGCTGCTGGTGGTAAGGTTCTACACGCTAAGACCACTATCCAGGGCGGTTCGGCCTTCCAGGAAGAGCCTACGGCTATCGATGTTGCGGACTTGATTGCTAAAGAAGTCCGTGATGACCTTGGTAATAGATTTATCGGAAAAGCACAAACGACAGAATTACCACATGAAATTCTTCGTACCGTAAAATCTAATCTTCAGGGTGCAATGTTCCGTAAGTTGATTAGTAATTTTGATTCAATTCAGGTAACGCAGGATTCCGTGGAACCTCGTCAGTTTAACATTAGTTTCCAGATTGCTCCAGTTTTACCGCTACTCTGGATCTACTGCGAAGTGACAGTCGGAATATAGTGTAAATTTCTCGGGTCAGCATTTATTGTGCTGGCCTGAGATTTTTTCTTTATGGATAAGCTAATATGCAAAGCGGCGTTTATCTAATTCGTAATATTATCAATGGTAAAATATATATTGGAAGCTCTGTAAACATTTATAATCGGTGGAAGCAGCATAAAAGAGATTTAATTAAAAAAGTGCATAAGAATACTCATCTGCAGACCGCATGGGAGAAGTTACGGGGAAAAATTATGTCAGGAGAGACTAAAGCTAAAATTTCGGCAGCTCTACGGGGTAGGACGCCCTCCGCGAAGGCCAGGGAGAATATGTCTTTAGCTCAACGTGGTAATAAAAATAAACTTGGTAAACATATTTCTGAGGAAGCAAAAGTAAAAATATCTCTTGCTCAACGTGGGAAGTCTGTATCTCAAGAGTCTAGAGCCAAAATGTCATTGGCTTTACGCGGCAACAAACATTTGCTAGGACATCGACACACAGAAGTAGCTAAAATGAAAATGTCATTATCTCGCAAAAAATATTTAGAGTCTCGACGGAACAGAATAGCAAAAAAATTCAACTAAAGAATAAAAATGACTGATCAAAACTTTGGCGAAGCCTACCCCATTACTGGGTCCACCATAACTCGCAGGATTACTGCGGGTTTGTCTACACATATAATTGTATATGTGGAAACCGACTCTGGTTGGGAAGCAGTCGGTGCCATTCAAAATTTAACGGCCACAGAAACAAATGCCCTAAAGAGAATTGGGGAAACAAGAACTGGTCGGACTATAGAATTAATCCCACAAGGCCAAGATGTAGTAACGCTACAAGTTACTAGATTAGTATTTGACAATTTAAGACTTACTCATGCTTTAGGGGCCGGCTTTTCTCATATCAGAGCCCAAAGAATTCCATTTGATATTGTGGTATTTGACAGAACACACGATGAGGCAGCTAATGCCTTTAGGGGCCCATCTGCTCCAAAACCATATATAGTTATATATAAAAATTGTTGGCTTGGAAATCATACCACCACATATAATTCTAATTCATATATAATTACTGAATCGGCCACCTTAGAGGCTGAAGGTGTTGCGGATGAACATCCTATAATTCAAGCTTTAAACGAGCGTGGTATGAATACGAGACAAGATCAAATTGAAAGTGAATATGATATAATGGTAGACAACAGAGGATCAATTAGGCCCCCAGGTCCTCCATCTCAAGCCGATATGGACGCTAATAAAATTAAAAATGCTCCATATCCAAAGACTGGTATGGGAGTACCTTTTCCAGGTGTTCAATAAATATGTTAGTGCCCTATTAATATTTGTAGTTTAATTTGGAACAATAGTGTTTCTTAGGAGGAAGTAATGGCCAGCAATGTAAATACCGACTATCCTTCTACTGGCTCTAATCTTGATCGTAGAATTCGTACGGGTTTATCCCCACTTATTCTAGTAAAAGTCAACGGTGAAGCAGTAGGGGCGATTCAGTCTTTAAATCCAACAGAGTCTAGAACTCTGGCTCGTGTGCAAGAGCTAGGTACGGACGGCTTTATTGAGCTGGTTCCTAACTCTCCCACCACTGTAACTTTGCAGGTGACTCGTATTGTTTTTGATAACCTGCGCCTTCCACCCGCTTTTAGGCGTGGATTTGCTCATATTCAGGCTCAGCGTCTTCCATTTGATATTGACGTGTTTGATCGTTCTCATGGTACAGCTAGCCCGAACGTTAATATGCAAGTAACCTCATATCGTAATTGTTACTTCTCTAACTATTCAGCTACATATCAGGCTAATAACTATCAGATTAGTGAAACGGCCACAATTGAAGCTCAGTATGCTGAAGACTTGCTACCCGTTACCACCGCTTATAATGAACGTGGTCTTGCACCGGATATGCATCCCATTGAAAATCTTGCAAACTTAGGTATTAGAATCGGCGCCCTCGATTTCCCAGATTTAATTGATGAGTTCTGGATTGGTGGCGCTACTCCAGAGGAAGCTCCACCGCCACGTATTTTAGTTACTTATAGTACCCAACCTCAACGCACCGTTGCGTATCTACATGGACGCAATTCCCTCGGCTAAATTTCTTAATGGCTGGCGTCCCTAAAAAAGACGCCAGCCATATTTCTAAAATTAAAAATTAAAGGAGAGATAGATGAGTGATCTTAAAAATCCCATTCCAGATGAAATTTTACATGGACGGAGAGAGGACATCCCTAGGGTTACCGCTGCCAATACGGCCCCCACCACTCTGACCATTAATACCGGTAATTCAGTAAACACTATTGAAGATTTGCTTATGCTTGGATATCTGTCTAAAGCAGTTACAATTGGAAATTTTGTTTTTAAATTAAAAACATTAACCAATGAAGAAAAAGTTTCTGCATATACTTCCATTCCGAAGTTAGCTGAAAATACAGTAGAAACGGCATCTAAACTTCGAG